TTATTCAGTTCTGTGTCCAAACTGTGTTCCGAATACCTCTCGAATCTCTTGGTGATGGGCAGCTGTGTTCAGGTGGGCGTAGCGTTGAACCACATTGAGGGAACTGTGACCGAGCACGTCTTTAAGACGTAGAAGGTCTCCCCCAGCTTGGACCCACCAGGAGGCAAACGTATGCCTAAGGTCATGGAATCTCACATCTTCGAGGTCTGCGCGGATGCGCAGGCCTTTCCAGAAATTGGCAAAGCTTCCATAGGGCTTCCAACCTCTGGTCTTCAGGTCGTGGTAGCAGAAGACGAGATCGTCCGGGGTCTCAAGACACAGCTGTTCAAGCTTGAGACACAGTGACTCACAGAGGGGAACGATGCGCTCCTTAGCGCCCTTCGTAATCTCCATATGTAGTGTCACCTCCCTTTTTTCAAAATTGAACATTCCCTTGCGTAAAGCCAAGAGCTCCCCATGGCGCATCCCGGTGAGGACGGCCGTTTCGAGGATCAATTTTTGGGTGCCGTTCGAGCAGTTATCCAGCAGTCGCTGGTACTCTAAAGGCCGCAGCCACCTGTTCCGAGCCTTCTCTTTCAAGTGTCTCTTGGAGAAGCTAAGGACCGGGTTGTGCTCAGGTGCCTGCGGCATGGTCTCGATCGCGTGGGTGAACACGCTTGAGACAAAGGCCAAGTCTCTCTTCACTGAGGTATCAGACACCGTGCGCCTGCGGGAACGAACCAGTTCCTTGAGCATTTCACGGTCGATCTCCTCCATCGTCAGCTCTCCAAGAAGGGGAGCTACCTGACGGAGTGAGGTCTGATAATTTTGAATAGTCTTGGGACTTAGCTGTCCCGGGCGACTTTTCACCTCGAAGAAGTCCACCACTGCCTCTTGGAAGGTCATAGCACCTACCTGCGAGATCAGTCGTTTCAACTCGGCTTCGGCTTCTGCCTTGAACGGGGTCTTAGCAGATCTCCGAATTTTTGTACCGTCTGGCCCTCGGTATTCGAGCCAGAGAGCTTTGCTTTCGGGCCGCGTATAGACGCGACCTTGCTGTTGTTGTTCGTACATGTTGTCCTCATCTGTTTTCGGACTAGCCAACGTGCGAACTCATGTTCGCAGTAGCGATATTGACCCCCAATCCTCATTGCTGGCAACCCCTCACTTTCAATGAGTCGGTGTACTGTCTTTGAGGTGACGTTCAGCTTTTCAGCTATATCGGTGGTTTTTAACATTCCTGCGATCCTCTCGGATTAGTTGTTTAACTCAACCTGCGATAGGGATAAGCATCTGGTTTTGATTTGACTAGACGGTTAAAGCTCGATCCTACGGAAGTTGCGTTCACAATTTCGTGATAGGTTGAAACTTTTACGTTGTCGTACTCGTAGAGCGCACCGGTCTTGAACTGGACTTGCATCGTATCCTTGTCATGCGCCATCGCGTGGATGTTGCTGCTTTCGACTTCTTGAAACTTCATGTTGTTCTCCATAATAAGGTTGGGGTTGACAGTTGTCGACATTGCATGGCAATACATTGCTATGTAATGTCTTAGAGGTGACCAAGTGAACCAAGCCACCATTACTTTAGCTGCTGCTTATCTAAGCTGCAACAAAGTTCCTCTTGGCGAGATCGCCAATGTGTTGAAAATAATTGATGATGCGATCGGGGGTATAGACCTAGAGGTCCCGAGACCTGCCGTCTCTATTGAGGAATCCATACAAGATGACTTCCTGGTCTGCTTAGAAGACGGCAAACAGGTCACTCTTCTTAAGAGATACCTGAAACAGGCCTTCGGCATGACCCCAGAGGACTACCGCGAAAAGTGGAATCTGCCCGAAGATTATCCCATGGTGCCTAAGAAATACTCCGAGAAGCGATCAGGAATCGCGAAGGAGCACGGACTTGGCAAGGTCAATCAGGATGGGGTCGATCATCTTTGACCCCATTTTGACGCCTGTTATAAAGGCGTCTCGGGCCTCAGGGGTTGGGAGATCAATCTCCCGGCAGAACCCTAAATCCATGAGACGGGCGGGGTTTCTTTCCCCCGCCATAAACGCCTCCTTGGCTTTTTCACCCGACAGTATCAGCAATTTGTTTGTCATGTTTCCTCTCCAAGCGGGATCTTAAACGAACCCCCGCGGTGCCATGTCCTACGATGGCCACCGACTTAGCTTTTGTCGAGGATCCTGCGCAGAGCCGGCAATTAGCACACGTTGTGCGGTTACCTGCTTCTTTTGAAGCAGGGCAAATAACCTCGTTGTGATGAATCTGATCCAGATCCGAAATCACTCGGAAGGTTCGCTCTCCGTGGTCCCATGCCTTCTCTGCCTCTGCCAGGGTCTCGACCGAAGTCATAAATCGGTCGGGCTGACTATTTTTCTGGTGGGTGTAGGCAGTGTGACCTTTGGCCTCTTTGCACAACTCATCCCAGATTTTTTGAGGGACAGCAAGGCCATCCCCGTAGGTTCCGATGCGCACCATCCGGTCCCGGCCGATCGAAGCCAGGTCTTCTGACTTCGGGTAACGGCCCCGGTAGTAGGTTCGGTATTTGTTGAGAGGCGCTTGGAAGAGAACGACGTAGCAGTCTCTGTCCCGGGCCTGTCCTGTGTTTCCGTTGTGGGCTGTTCCCTTGAGTGGGCAGCTCCCACAGATGCTTTCATCCCCGCCGGTGCGGCTGGCCTCGAGCGGATCGATGTCCGATCGAAGAATGAAAGTCTGAACCATATCTCCTGTTTTCACGTTTCGTGTTCCAATTTGGGCGAGTACGACAATAGGCATGCCGTCGAGGAGGCTGGGCCCCTCGTAAATAGTAAACGTCTTCATGAGATCCTCTCGGATTTGGGCATAAAAAAGGCCCCGCTGAGGGGGCCTTCCGGTTCTAGTTTTCTTCTATAATCGTGGTTTCGGCCTCGCAGTCACAGCACCAGTCGTTGGGAAAGGTCTCGGCCAGGACCCATTCCTCGATCCCTGGATCCCACTGGGCCCAGGCATCCCGACGCACGTCGGTGCTGTCACAGAATTTACATTTCAATGATGATCTCCTTTCTACGCTCGTTAACATTTTTCAGGATTAGTCCCAAAGGAGGTCTAATATACAGGATCGTTAACATTTTTCACGGTCCTCCCTGTACGCCGAACGCCTGCATGATCTGTGCGGCGTGGTGGCGGTTGGCTGCGGCCTTGGCGTCTTCTTCTGTCCACAACTCGTCTGACGTTAATTCATCTTGCCTGTAATACAGAATTATACCTTCATCCGGTAATCTATCAGATGTGTCGAAATTATATGTGAAGTCTCCTACGCAATCCTCGACATACCGGACCCCAGCCACAGTTTGCCAAACCAGCGGCTGCACCATCTCCGGCATGGCGGCAATGATGGCGTCGGCGATTTCTTCAAAACTAACGGGCTTGTCAGACCTGTAAGTTTGCTGGGCAATAATCTGCGCGATTTTATCTCGTAGGTCAGTCATGCTATTTCCCCGCAGGTGTCACAGAAGGTTTCATCCTCGTCGTTTGCAAGCCATATCTGGCCCTTGCACGGCCTGGGGTTTGGGTTGTCATCTTCGGGTTCCTCACAGCGGCCACATGTGTCGCCGTCCTCTGTGCCTATACCGTCGGGCTGGTCGTAGTAGGCATCCGCCGCCTTGGCGTTGCCATCTAGTGGGTGAGTCATTAGAAAGTTCCTTCATCACCGCAGGACCACGGAATATCCGGCCCGTCAGTTGGTTTGTTTTCAGTGGGTTCCTTGTCGATTAGGGCGCGGATTGCTGCCTCAACCGCTTCTTGTACTTTTTGGTAACCGTGTGACGTGACCGGCCACTTTTTCTTATACCAGCCGTCATAGACGATCACAGCGATAGGCTCCTTTGAAGCTTTTATCGCCTCACGCAGCGCGGCCTTCGTTGACAAAGGAGCTTGGAAAAGACGGCCTTGTCGGTATGCGTGGTGGACCTTGGCGTCTACCAGTCCCTCAAGTTCCGCGATGCGGGCTTCGGCTTGATCGCGGGCTATGCCCATCTGCACTAGATCATTCATAGTGTCGGTGTGTTGGACGTCCCATTTCTGCGCCTCAAGTTCAGCGATGCGGTCAGTCAATAACTTGCGTTCCGCAGCGTCGTCGTGGCGCTCGTATTCTTTACGGTTGTCCGTCATGGCTCAAATCCTCTGCTGTGCTGGAGTTCAAAGATATGCGGGGCGGTTTGCGCAGCTTACCCCCAGTTTCCACCTCGAAGGCTTCAAACTGTTCCGGCCTGATCCGCACAGATGCCGACACTTGGCTGCGTGGGTAGCGGTAGTCGAACGGGTGGATTTGGCCGATCTCCACATTGTGCGTGAGGCAGTACATCACGAACCGGGACATGCTGGCTTTTGACAGGCTGAGACCTTCTTCGCAGTGCATCCACACACGGCCATGTGGGTCTGGCTTCTGAGCGTTCTGCATGTAGCAAGCGCAAGCACCTTCCGGCCATTTGCATGGTGTGTTCATGCCGCTCTCCTTTCATCTTGACGGGCCAGTGAGGCCAGTCTGTTTCTGATTGAGCTGTGTGCTCGATTAAGCCTGCGGGCCATTTCGTTGCGGGGAACCCCCTGCATGTCCCACTTTTGGATTTGGGAATCCTCCTCGGCGCTGAATGTCTTAATTCTCTGGCCGTTTCGGAAATAATCGGTGGGGCCGGTGTATTCTGTCTGAGGATTGGGGACGTCCACCCCGTTTATCCGACAGTAACGCTCCACCGATTTCTCATGGACCCCGGTTCTGAGCCTGATCTGTCCGTAGCTGAGGCCCCGTTCTCTGAGGTCCAGCGACTTGTCGATCTGCTCTTGGGTATACTTTTTAGCTGGCATCGGGCACCTCATGCTCCACGATCGTGCAGCTGTCCATGAAACCCAGCTCTTCGCAGAGAGCATCGAAGATATCGTCCAGCGATTGGTCGAAATCGATGTGGGTGTATTCATCAGCGTAGCCCTCGAGCCAGTCTTTCTTCAGGGCATCCGCTTCCTGTTGGGATGTTACCACCTGGGTGTCGACCCCATGGTCGTCATTAAAAGTTACGGTCCAGATTTTCATGTCTTGATCTCCTTGAACTCGAGGGTAATGACGTCGAAGCAGTCTCCTGCCCTATTCAGAACCTCGTCATATATCTCATGCCAGGTGGGGGGTTGCGGGGGCCAGTCGTCTTCGTGAAACTCTTCCCAAAGGTTTTGGGCCACGGTCAGTGCCCGTTCTTTTGCATCGTCTTCATGCAAAAAGAGCCCTGTCCAAGGACCCGCCCCATCCATATGGGAGGTGACCAGCCAGACCCCGCTCAGGATAGATTTCTGGCCCTCTTCGAAGGCGCTGTCGGCGTTTTCATCCCATAAGGTCATGGATACGTCTCCTGAATGTGTTGCTCGGCCCGGGCGATTGCCGCGTGGCCGAAAGCTTGGATTGCTGAATGAGGATCGAGCCCGAGGATGCTCCTCAGATTGGCCGTGACCTCGCGCTCGGTGCCCCGGGAGCCGCCGTGTGAGAACGGCTCGGCCGGGTAGACGTCGACGTCGACGTCAAAAATGGCCGGCACCTCTTCCAGATACCCGAAGGGGGTATCCAGATCGATTTTGGTTTCAAAAATGTCTCTCATTCCCAGCCCTCATCGTCATAGCCTTCGAGAATTTCAGGCATCGGATCCCCATCTACGAGGGAGGAAAATGGAACACATAGACCCCCAAAGGCTACGCCCTCCATTGAGGCTATTCCGAAATGGAACGAGGCCCCCCCGAGTCCGTAAATGTAAGACGCCATCCGGTTTGCGGTGTCGTTGAGCATTTGCTCATAGAACTCAGCGGTGCTGGGTTCACCATGGATCTGGATGATCTCGAGCATCTCATCGAGTTTCAGTTGAACGCTCATGCTCCCGCCTCCCAACCATCACAGCTGGTGTAAGCCGCGAGAATGGTATCTGTGCCAGGGTTGGAGATGACGACGGTCTCGACGCTATCGAAGTCGTCGGTTCCATCGTGTTCCCAATCACAACCCTCGGGGGCGTCGAACCCATGGCGGCTGTTCATAGCCATTGCGGCGTCAAGGCTCTCGGCCTCGACGGTTGTTTTGTAGTAAACGCGGGCATCGCGTCCTACCTGAATTTCAAACTTTGGCATGTTATCCTCCTCGGATATGGGTGGTGGCTTCCTCCAGCAGCTCTGCTGGGATGTCGATCAGGAGCGCATGCTCCGGGTCGATGGTTTGGTTGGTCTCGAGATAGATTTCGAGAAGCTCGAGGGCCTCTCCGAGGGTCCAGTCCTCAGATATTTGGGGTGCTTCCTCCTCCTGATCCTGCTGGGGGGGCTTAGACGCAACCCAGTGGTTGGGATTGATGCACAGACCCTCACCACAGATGCTGCGTAGTCTAACGCCGTCCAGATCCACCCCCGTGGTCATGGTGAACACCAGTCGGTTCACGTAGTGGTTCTTCTTCTTATACTGGATCAGGGGGGCAGCTTTGTGGACCGCTGGTTCGTAGCCGGGGCGACCCTCAGAATCCCGGATCAGTCTTGGAAATATACCCTCACGGGTTTTCTTGCCCGTCCAGATCATACATTCCAAATTCTCCGGGATCTGTCCGTAGAGGAGGCACTCCTCTAGGACAGGGGCCCCGGCCTTAAGGGCGATTCTCGCGGCCAGGGTTTCCAGCTTCATCGGAGTAGCTCCCTCAGGTCGCTGACAGGGAAGCCGGGGTAGCGCCATTCCAGGATCTGGAGTTGTTGCTCAGCCTCGACTTCGGTTAGGTTTTCAAATTCAAGGATCGGGTCGCCCCCATCGGGGCGCACCAGAATGTCATAATAGACGACCTCATCGTGGATATCCGCGAGGGAATCGTTGCTGTTCATTGGGAACACCTCGATCACCATTTCCTTGCCGAAGGTGTCCGCAAGGATGGCCATGTTGCGCAGATGGTCCCGGGCCTCACGTCGACCCGCCGCGGTGGCCCCGTTACAGGCTACCTCCAACAGGGTTGGAAAAGCTCCCTCCCAGTCTGTTTTCAGATCAATCTGCATTGATTTCCTCCTCACAGGCCAGGATCATGGCGTCATAAGCATCGGAGATCTGATCTCGGAGTTCCCGGCCAAAGGCCTTGGAATTTGCATCCATTGCCAGGGTCTCGTCGATAATTTCCCAAGCCCAGCGAGGGGCTACACGAACTACGATTTCATCTTCATGTGGCATTTCTCAAAGCCTCCTCTAAACGGGGTAAGACGCCGGCCCACTTTTTTGAAAGTGCCTGAGCTTGAAACTGATTCATACCTAGCCAGCGCTTGGGGTTGGTGTTGTCGTACTGGTCATGGATCTTCACGACCAGCGCGATGCGGTTTCCAGATTGGCAGAGCCGGTCGATATACTCTGGATAGGTATGGGTCTTCTTGTCGTGGGTGAGCAGACGGACGGCCTCGATCACCTCAGGGGAATAGCCCCAGGCTTCGAGATCCTCGAACGTGACTGGGGTGTCTTCGACCAGGTCGTGGAGCAGGGCGGTAGTGATGTAGGAATATTCCGAGGGGACGGAACAGGCTACGCGCTTCATATGCTCTGACATTGGAACACCCTGACTGTCGTTGATACCCTCGAATTTGGTCACAACCAGGTCGAGGGTTTCTTCAAGTGAGGGTCGGCTCATTACTTTTCTCCTTTCAGAGAGTGAAAATGTTCGTCGACCCGTATGAGAAATACCTGCATGGCGATGCTCAGGTCTGGCAGGGGGGTCTCCTCCGCGATCCGCTTGATGGTCATGTCGGCTCGTTCGTTCGGAGTTTTTGTGACCGGAGCTTGAGGGACTTCGACAGCATCGAAGATCGGGGCCATCACTGTGTGAATGTCCTCTGGCGGGGCTTTGTTGGACTCTGCCGACTTGTCGAGCAGCGCTAGGATTTCAATAATCTTGGCAACCCGTTTGTGGTTGGTGTCATTATTGAAGCTCATGGAAAATCTCCTCGCACAGGGTGTTGTCAGAGCAGTCGTGGATCAAATCCTCGTCGTTTCCGTGGATCAGGATGAAGGTGCCGACGTGGTGCTTGATGTCATTCTTCAACCTGAAGGTGGTCACCTCCGAATGACCGGTCTTTTCAAGGACCTTTTGGGGGTCTTTGGAATTGAGCAGCACGTACTCTTCCTCGTCGTGGACCGAGATCGTGAGATCTCGGTCCAGGATTGCTTTGACGAGCTTGCGGACGATTTCGGTTTCGATGGGGTTCATTTGATCACCTCGAATTTGGTGACGTCATAAAGCCAGTCTTGCCAGTCTGAGGCACTCTGGAGAATGTCCGGACGCTGGGCGTCCCCGACAGACATCAGGATTATCTCGTCACTCCCAAGGAACTGGGCATGTTTGCCCTGCACCCCATCATAGAGATGGTACTCAGCGGGGTAGTCGCCCCCAGCATCATTCCACCAGTAGAACGAGATTTTGTTCTGGACGAGAAACTCCTCGAGCCCGAGGGGCATCTCTCCATAGTTCATCTCCTCGAATAGGAACTGTCCTGGGGCGGGTTCGTCCGTCAGGTCATCTTCGATCAGGGTGAGGAAATCCTCATACACTTTGGACAGGATGGGCCCCCTCAACTCAAGTTCACAAAAGCTACGGTCCCCCATCACTTCACCTCCGAGGTGCCGACCTTGCGCAGGTTTCCGGAGGGCTGGGTTTTATGGCACTTCGTGTTCAATTTCTGGACCTGGCCCATCGCCAGGTTATCGAAAAGGATGACGTCTCCGATTTCAAGAGACCCCTCGGTCACCTCGTAGTGATGGGTGCCGCCGCGGTTGTCGTGGATCTCGACGGTGTAAGGCATCACCTCTTCGAGGTCCTTGGGGTCGAACGCATCGACCTTGTTGCTGCCCTTCAGCTCGAGGACATATCGGCCCTGGCTGTCCTTGGTTAGCAGGGTACCGTACTGGTCGTCTTTGGTTTTGAAAAGCGTTGGTTTGTTGGTCATGGTGTCCTCCTCGGACTGGGTTATGAGAATGTAATCTGCGGCCGCTCGAAATTTTCGAGGGTACTGACCGGGATAGGTCTCGGACAGGTATTGGGTTCTGATGGTGTGGGGTCGGGTCTTGATCACCCTCTGACGGGCGTGACCTGTTCTGAGGTGAACTATATCCCCCTCTTTGAATTCATGGCTTGGCCAGCTCATGTTGTTGTTCCTCTCGGACTAGTTGTAAGGGGTAATGGGGGAGTCGTTAATCCCCCATTACATGGTAATCTCAAGAGCCTTCCTCAGCTGAGTGCGCTCGGCGTCGGTGATATCCCCGAGATTGTTGATGAAATTGTCGACGTAGGGGTAGCAGTCGACCACAACCCATTCGTAGGCATACATTTCCATAACCATTTGGATTGCTGCCTCCTCATCCTCCGGGTCGAGGCCGTGGATGCCGAAGTCCTCGTCAACCCAATAGTTATCGATGTGGGACGCTGCCATAAGGAGGCGGAGCTCTTTCTCGGCGTCCTCATAGGAGTTGGCCTGGACGAGATCTCCATAGGTGCCACCCTCCGGATAGTCATGCCAGTTGGCGGTGCAGTAGTAGGTTTTCATGCCGTGTTCCTTTCAGGAAATAAGGGTTGCACCGGCCACGTCCGCGGTGCGGAGCCTGACCAGATCTTTGGTTTTGAGGGAGCGGTAGACGCCCTTGCGACGGTAGTATTGGATCTTTTCAAAATCCGTGCCATAGGGTTCCCACGGGGTCTGGATCCGGATCTTATCCCCGGTGCGGGGTTTCAGGCGATTGGCCCAGGCGCGGCAGGAGGTACGCCACTGGGAGGCATACTCGTTTGTGGTGGGAGACAGCAGGTTCAGGATCAGGGGAGGGGCCTTAGCCTCGCCGGGGCCCATGTCCTCGGTCATGTCCTTGTAGCTGAACTCGCCCTTGTCGATCGAGGTGAGGTAGATCGCAGCGAACACGATCGAGCCATCATGTTGAGGGGTGTATCCCGAGATCATGTTGTCGGAGAGGGCCAGGTTAGGTTTTGGTTGCATTTTGACGGCAGCGTAGTAGGTGCTGCCGACGTTGCGGATCGCGAGGGGGGCGCAGCGGTAGTTTTCGCTTTCCCACGTCAGATTCCTGGCGAGATACTTGAGGGGGTCGTCGGGTCGGTCGTAAAGTGTGGTCCCGCCCATCATGTGTTCCTTTCGGACTAAAGGTGTTCGAGCAGGAGTTTCTTGCTCTCGTGGTATTCTTGGACGATATAGGCGTGTTCCGCCGGGTCCTTGGCCCCGATCCAGGAATATTCCCGGACGGCGTTTTCAAAACGATCGACCGGATCTTCATAATCGGAGTCAGAAAGATCCACCTCGGTGGTGACCAGGGTGTTCTTGTCAGTGACCTCAAAAACTACAGCTGTACTTTCCGGATCCCGTTGGGTGATCAGGGCGCAGACCGCCGCCTCGGAGGGGTTGTCGGCGTCCATGTCGATTTTCCATGTGACGAGATACTCATTCATCGGATTTCTCCTCACTTTCGTTCACCTGAGATGCGAGAAAGTTCCAAGTGAGGCCCATCCCCATCATGAAGGCGGCTTTCTCGCCGCCGGAAAAGTTCTCGCCGTTGGCCATCAGGGCATCCATGTTTACGGGGGTAGCAAAGAGGCCAATTGGTTGAATTTTCATCATGTGTTCCTTTCAGGAGGGGGGACCCTGTGAGGGGTCCCCGTTGGGTTAGCAGCCCTTCTGCAGGCTGACGGATTGGATGGCATCGTACTGGCCCTTGGCTGCGGCCAGTTGGGGGGCGTTGGCGTCTCCCTTCAGGAAGAACAGCGCTGGCCAGAACAGGATCATGCCGACCCCCATCGCCACAGCGTCATTGTCTGCCTGTTTCTTCTGGGCACCGGTCAGGGTGTTGACGTTTTGAACAATTCGATTTTGTTCGGCTCGAAGAGCGTTGCAGCTGAGCCCCGAGTAGGTGCTGGTCGGCGTCGGGGTGGCCACAATGGCTTCCGGCTGGCTGGCGCAAGCTGTCAGGAACGACAACAGGATCACCGAAGTGAGTAACTTTTTCATTTTAGTCTCCAGGGTTATTGCGCAGGGTGCGCAGTTTTGATTTCCTTGATCTCGTCCGACAGCTGTCGGAGTTCCTTCAAGGTTCGGTGGTGGTACTCGTCCATCAGAGATGGGACAGAGTTCTTATCCAGGTACTTCCAGATGTTCTTGGCCAGTTTGGTGTCGGGGCGCTTGAGGGTACGGAGGTACAGGGCCAGGGCGACGGCATCTCCATCGAAGTTCTCGAAACAACTGTCGAAGTGCCGGGTGCTGGGGTGGCCTTTGGAAATGTGGGTCGCGGCGACCGTGACCCGGCGGTCAAATCCATTAGCCATTATGCGTTCCTTTCTCCCTAAAATAGGCATCGATCTTGGCGACGATTTCAGTCTTGCAGTACTGGTCCAGGATGTATCTGGCCTCTCCCAGCAGGCCCTCGGCGGTGGGTTTGTTGTGGGCGATGCACAGCTCGATCCAGTTTGAGACAAGATCGGGGGTGCCGTGGACATAGGCCTGTTGGTTATCGAAGATGACGCAGTTTTCGATAAACCAAGGCACGAAATCCCAGTCATAGGCCCCATACAGGTACTCGTCGGTGCCATTGGTGCAGATGACCCAGCCGTAGTGGATAGCTGAGGCAATGGCCCCGGCACACAGCCGGAGCTGGCCCAGGCCCTCGGGCCAGTTGTTGGGTTTCGTTTCGATCAGGTGCTCCCAAGCACACATCGCCGCTTCGAGTTCAATCTCGCGGGTCAGGGTGTGCTTATTGAGAAGCCCGGTATATCCCTTTGGGTGGTAATTTTTCATCGTGTGTTCCTTTCGGATTAAGTGTTGATGTGGCCGGTGCGGTGTCCGCAGCGCCGGCATACTTTCTGGGGGAAGCGGCGGGAATCTCGCCAGTGGTGGAAACCGAGGCGGCACAGGAGATATCTCATGGGGTATGGAAGAAGTGGCCGCTGTACTCGACCAGTCCTCCTCCTGTTTCAAATTCTCTGCCGACGCTTTCCCAGTCGATATGGTAGCGGAAGCGGTCGGGGATCTCTTCGAGGCCACCTGTCTCCTCTTCGAACTGTTCGGCAAAGTCGGCCCAGCTGTCGTACTGGCCCCGGTAGTTGTCTTGGGGGTTCGCGTTATACTCGTGGTGGTAGGCGAGGACGATATGCGGGGGCAGGTCGGGATTTTCTTCGAGGACTTCGACGAGGGCTGCGATCTCGGAGAGCGGGGTATATTCGCCAATATTGCCCAGACCCTCATGGTCGTGGATTGCAAATTCCTCGGCCGATGGGACCTCTTCCCCCGTCTCTGGGTCTTCGACCATGACGTTCGGGTAAGGTGACCGGCGCAGCAGGCCTGCGACTTCTTCAGCCATCTCGTCCTCGTCGGAGGTGGCGTCGATCCATTTGCCATGGAGGACGCCGTTGTTGTACGAGGCGAGGCAAGCGATGTAGATTCTAGGGGAGGTCATCAGATATCCCCCCCGATTTTCCAGGTGTCCACATCGGGACAGACCTCCTTGACCCCGGTCAGGGGGTCAGAGGCTCGGAAGAAGGCTCGGCCGTCTTCTGTGACAACACACCATAGGGGTAGGCCGAGGCCCCAGTAGGCCCCGCCGCTGTCGTAACCCCCGTCTTCGAGAGGTACTGCGTGGAGGGTGCCTGTGCCTTCGGACATGGAAATGTTGTCAGATTGCCGCCCCATAGGGGCCCCATAACGGGAGGATACGTTGGCTAGTTGGTGCATCATGTGTTCCTTTCAGGAATATTGCGCAGGGTGCGCAGTTTAGTCGTGGATCACCGCCTCGATCTCTTGGGTCAGCAGCAGGTACGGGCCCTCATGCAGTTTGATGAAGAAGCCGATGGTGCTGATGGCACTGATCCGGTCGGCCGCGAAGCGCATGCTGTCGAGGTGGTCCCAGAACACGGTTCTGGATCCATAGGTTGGGATCCCGTTCGGGACGAGGTAGTATTCGATGCTGTCCGGATGTGAGAACAGGTCCTTCTCGGGATCAGGATTGTTGTCGACCGAGAAGGCATAGAGGGCCTCGATCGCGTGGCCTTGGTAATAGACGTTCATGACCAAGCCTCCTCTCCACGCATGACCCGGCGCAGGGCCTCGGCCGCTTGAGCTGGGGTGCAGTCCTCGGGGGATTGGGTAGGATCAAAAAGATCGTGGCCGTGGCGCTCGTTGCCTTTGGGGAGACCTAGCCAGTTGAGGGCTGTATTTTGAGTCTCTGACCACGATCCGTATTCGGAGAGAGGTTTCGAAATGTCCCCAGCGGCCAGTCCAGCTGCCGCGCCAGCGATGCAGCAGACGGTGCCGCAGGATCCAATACCCTTGGAGTCCACTTGGTCTTGGAACTGATAGAGTTCCATATCGTCGAAAACGCTGAGGCTGATGTTATCAAAATGCATGTCAAAGACCGCATGAGGGGCACCGGCGTCGAGCCATGCGAGGAGTTCTTTACAGTTGTCGATATTCATCATGTGTTCCTTTCGGAGATAACGATCTGGTTGCCCTTGTCGTCGGTGTAGGTTCCCAGGACCGGTTCTTGGTTGAGGGTGGGGAAGGATAGGCTGTAGGTGTGCCAGGATTTGGAGTTGCAGGGGCTTTCAAAACAGAAGTGCTGGCCGCTATAAACACCCCCTACCAAAGTGGTCTGGGTGACGACGGGTTCGGGCTTTACCCGATAGGGGTGGTTATTGATCCACCCGGGGAAGGGCACGGTCTCCCAGTCTGGACCCCTCTCGATGGTCTTGCCCTGCTGGTGAGCTAGGAGCAGGGCTCCTTTCTCGGCGTCAGATAGTTGACCCCAGGTTTTATATACTGGACGGAACAGGGCATCGTAGCTTGAGGTGAAGGGTCCGTGGGGGGAGAAGTCATCTTCTGGTTGCGCGAGTCCGGTCTCCGTAATTTTGAAGAGGGCCTTTTCCTTGACCAGTGTTGGACAGTTTCTACCGCAGGTTACGATCTCGAGAATGTCGCCCTCGGAGGGGTTCAGTTCTGCGAGGGTTTTACCTCCTTGGGCCCGGCCCTCGGCTTCGATCACGGCGCGGAGGAAGGCTTGGCCACGGTCGTAGTCTGGGTAGCTGCTGCCGCCCCAGTGTGCGATGGCCTCGTCAAGGCTGAAGTGCCGGCACCCGGCGTGGTAGTGGCCAAGGTGGTCGCGGAGGAGTTCATAGCCGCGGCTGTCAGTGTAAAGAGCTTTCATCATGTGTTCCTTTCGGGAATATTGCGCAGGGGGCGCAGTTTTTCTGCGGGCTCTGGACAGAGCCATCTCTTTGTGGCGGAAGGTCTCTATGCAGGTTCCGTTGTGGAACAGAGCATATGACTTCTCCCAAGGGCGCTTGATGATTTGAAAATCACCCACCGTCTTGAGGTAGCGGCTGGCCCACTCCCTCATGCTGAATGCTCCAGGATGTTGGTGGAGAGGCGCTTCATGGTGGCCTCGAGGTCGGCCAGGATCGGGAGGCCGAGGTCGTCGGCCTCTGTGATCAGATCGGACAGGTTCTTGTTGAACTGCTTCTGACGGAGGGCGAGGGGGCTGGGCTGTTTGTGGAGCCATTCGCGGACTCTAGTCAGGGAGGCAAGGATGTCGTCCAGATCCACGTTCCAGTCGTAGTGGGTCTCGGATTGGTAGGAGTTGGGGCTAGTGAAGATTTCAAGAATCAGGTAGCTGTCTTCACCTGTGCCCCGGACTTTGAGGGAGGCGTGGGGTTTGAAAAACCCGTGGTTGCTGGCCTCTTGTTCGAGGTTGGCGAGGGCTTTGTTAAGTGTCTTGAGATCCATGGTCAGGATACCTTTCTGTTGATACGGCGGTGGGTGTTGGCCAAGGCTACGGTGTAGACGTCGAGGTTCGTGGAGCCGAGGCGGTGGCGGGGATAGGTGGTGGCGTGGATCAGGTTTTTGTGCCTGTCCCAGACCTGTTCCAAGGCCTGTCCTGCGCGGTTGTAGGGAAGTTCGACCTGAGACTTGTACCCGTCAGGGGTGTAGTGGGTCAGAACGAGATGAAGGGAGTGCATATCGACGGAGACGGTCATAAGATCAAAATCTCCATCGAGACGACGGTGTTGGTACAACAGTGTTCGCACCAACCTTGGTCTTGGTCCGGTTCCATGTCGGTGGAATAGTCACAGTCGTCGTTGGTGCAGATCGCCGGCATGATGCCTTCGAACATGTAGTCGTCGATCAGGTCTAGGGGGGTCGCATAGCCAAAATCGTTGGCCAGGGTCTGGGCTTTGTTACACATGGTTGAACTCCAATCCGAAGTTTTTGGCGACGTTGGCCGCAGAGGCTTTGAACTGGGGGACAAAGTCTTCTTGGTCGGCGTTTGATGCGTTGTCATGGGCCCCTTGGAGCGTGGAGAGTAGATACTTGTTTGCATCCCAGTCTGGATATGAGAGCTGGATGGCGTCCAATACTTCGGGGTGAGAGGCCGGGAACCCCTCCATTTCGGGGGCATAGAACTCGTCCTTGATCAGATGCCCTGCGGCACAGGCCCCTTGGGGGCCTCGGTAACCGCACATATGTTTGTTGGTTGGGTGCATGCTGGCTTCGCCTTGGGCTATGACTTTTTTGACGACGAAGTCGAAGATTTCTTGATCGGTATTCATGTCGTGTGTTCCTCTCGGACTGGAATTGCGCAAGGTGCGCAATTTTGTTTCATGTTATCCTCTCGGATAGGGCTGCATATTACATGTTATCCTCTCGGATAGGGTCTTATAATCCTGACGGATTAGGTCCGTGTTCAGGGTCTTGGGGTTCCCTGGACTCGGACCTTGGGCGTTCAAATTTAACCAAGGGATTACTGGCATTTCCCTTTGGTCGGTGGTAGTTAATCGCCAGTGAATGGCAGACGCACTTCTCTCGGGGCCCAAGGGAGGAACAACCCAACCCGAGAGCCTAGTACATCTGCCAATCACTGAGGATTTTGGTTTCACTTTTCAAAAGTGGTATAGTCATATTGTAAAAAAAACTAACAATATAAATAATGATTACTTAGTAATCTTTTTTCTTAGTCTACTACTCTTTTTCTTTTTTACTATTCTTCTTTTAAGAAAGAAAAATATAGAGTATAAGGGTGTAATGTCCGAAAAATCCAATCTTTTCAAACACTTACTATGCTAGTTTCGCTGACGCGCCTTCGCACCCCCTCTGGCCAAGGCCCCGGTCCAAGCTAAACACGTATAGCGAGAACCTGAGCCTAAACCCTTGATTCATAACAGTTACATCTTAGACGTGTAAAAACACCGTTTACTCGCCTGTCACTTTTGTTCACCTCCTGTTCCTCGGATTATGTTAATAAAACACACCCCTAGCGGTACTTCTCAAGCAGCGTTAGCAAGCCTAGGGAGAGTCTTTTCTCGTCCTGTGCCCGCTTAGCGTGTTTGCACAACTCTGGCGGCACGTTATCCGTGTGCTGGACTTCCTTGTAATACCCATCAACCGACTGTCCGGTCGACACGCGGGGCGGCGGGGCCATCTCCTGGGCAAAGCGAAAGTGTCTCATAGCAAGACACAGACAAGAAAAAAGAGGGTGAAGCCGATCAGATCTCGTATCATCATGTGTTCCTTCCGGAATTGCGCACCGTGCGCAATTATTTTTCAAATTACAGAGCCTCGCGTTCCTAGAGAAAAGGACTCACGCCCGCGCCTGCGCCTGCGCCTGTTGGGGGGGGTGCAGGGGTAGGCGCGGGCGCGGGCGCGATGCGGACATCGCGATATGTGAATGTGTCGCGTGGGGCTTGACACAAGGCGCAAGGTGTGAGCCTTGCGCCTTGCTGATTCGCCTTAGGCCGCTTGGCTAGTTGGTGCTGCATTTGCGGTTGACGCGGTTTTCTTGGCAAGCCGATCGGCCTTGGCTTGTGCCTTTTCCGCTTCGCGCAATACCGACTCACTGGTCAGTACCTTGGTTGACACGTTAGCGATAAAGGACTCCGCAACACGCCCCTTGGCAGCGTCACTTGCGTCCCCCATGATGAGCCGGACAACTTCTTCCCGCATGGAAGCCGTGGCCATTGCCGCCCCTTGGCCATGCTCAATTGCGGTTTGCATCGCGGCAATCATGTCTTTGATCATGCTTGGCATCGCAACGGGCGCAACGTCTGGCAGGGTGTCTTCCGCTTCCGCTTCCGCTTCCGCTTCCGGTGTCACCACTGGCGACTCGGCGCTTGCATCCGCCTCTGGCGCTTGCGCCTTGCCTAGGTCAATCATGGCACTGTTGGAGTCGGCTTTGGTTGTGGCGATAACGTAAGAGCGCAAGCCCAAGATTGTTTCGCCTGTATCGGCGCAAGTTGTGTCATTCAACGCTTGCAAGATTGTCTTGCCTTGCAAGGATATCGCCAGCCGTGCGCAAGCGTTGGCGAAATCCTTGTCGCTTGTATCCGCATCGCCAAACAGAATTGAGCCTGCGACCTTGGCAGCAGTCACCATCCGGCGCACCTTGGAGTCGCGACCTTCCGAGTCTGCTACGGCTTGCGCACGGAATGCCTTAAAACCCTTTGGTGTCTTGCCAAGTGTTACTTGGCGATACTCGCCCGGATTGTGAACGCCCCATATGATCAAGGATAACGTGCCGTCAAACGCGGCGTTATCGGATGCAATGGCTTGCCTACCTGTGAAAGAGGCAAGGGCTTTGGTGGTCATTTTGTTGTCAGTCTTGGTCATGGCTTAGGTTCCTTTTAGGACTGTGTGAAACTGCGCACCGTGCGCAATCTTGGGCTTGGGCTTGGCCACCTAGTGAGGTGTGACATATATGCAACACGAATCACTAGACGGTTTACGCCCTAGAAACACCCTACCGCCTTTTTTGCCCCTATGGCCACGCTGGTCCGGTGCCGTGTCAAGTACGTTCGCGAAAAATTTTCGAAAAAATGAGTTAACCAGAATGAACCATAAAAACAAGCCCTTAGACGGAAAAGGCCGGGTCCCGGGTGTCCCGAGAACCTGGCCCTTCAACTTAGGAGTTGGCCCTTCAACTTAGGAGTTGGCCCTAAGCCTCGGGGAGCTCCACCTCTGCCCCATACTCATGGAACAAGGCCAGCCGCTCCTCCAGCAAATGATTGACAATACCTGCAACAGCCACCTGAGCCAGTTTCTCGTCCGTAAGAAGGGTCAATCTGTTCATACCAATGACCTTCCGGAACCCATAACCCCATTCCTGGGTAGGGTCTCCAAGAGCCTTGATCTGATAATCGATCGCAGCCACCCGTTTCACCACCGCGTCCAGCTGCTTCAACTTTGCTACGCTAAGTATGCTCATCGTCATACCGTCCTTTTTCCAAGATTAACCATTTTAGATATTCGCGCCATTCGCCCCGATCGATCGTGACGAACCCCTCTCCTACTCGGCAAGTGTGATCCCGTCGTAGAAGGCTTCCTGTGCGCCGGCTTGAGTGCGCTCGAGGGACAATGAGAAGTCCTTCTCGAACTGGAGTTCCCTCATCATCCCTCTGAAGGCTCTCGATCCCACAGGCCTGGCACCCCCCGGTCCCAGACAGAAGCTCCAGTACTCTTTGTACAACTTGTTTTCGGAGATGCGGTTCGATTTCGTCTCTGCCAACCTGATCTTGGGAGAGACCTCGATAAAAAAACGCACACTATTGTTCGCTTGAGCAATCTCCCCGATCAGCTGCTGATGACTGGCAGGTAATGTGTACTCCCGGTTCTCTTTCAGACGCGCCATCGCTTGCACGGCCCAGGCCACGATAGCCTCCCGCTCCTCGGCCACGATCGTGTCCCCGAGATTGATCTTCCGGCGCTCTTTCGAAACCGGCCGATTGAACTCGAAGATCAACCAACGCCGGTTGAAGCCCTCGCTGCTGTCCTCAGTCTTTGGCGTGTGGTTCGAAGCAAACCAATGGGTGCAAATGGGTCTGAATTTGAATATCTGCGTACCCTTATGCTGGCCCGACATCTCGGCACCGTCGATGATGTCCTTGAACTTCATCCCGTCGATCTTCTTCTTCTCGGACAGCTCCCCGCACACGTTGATCAGCTTTTCGTGCATCATCGTAGGCAGAAACTTGTCAGACCAGTCGTGTGGGGGCACGAAAGACTTGGCATCCGGGGGTACAAGGCTCTGCGCGATGGTCAAAAGTTGGCTTTTACCACTTTTTGCCACCCCCTTACACAGGATCGCCCGCTGGTACCGAGGCCCCATACCGAACAAAGTGACGCATAAGGCCTCCTGAAGTGCCGCCACCTTGTCCATTTTGTCGGGGTCAACACCCCAAGAAGTCTCCAAAAAGTCGAAGAATTGATGTGATTTTCCGCTCAATTCGGGCAAATAACGGAACGGAAGCGTGTAAATCATGCCCTGATCGGGCTCATGTGGCACCAATTCCAGCTCTTCTGTGAGGAACCCGTTCGCAAAGTTGACCCCCCTAGCATCACTGCGGCGAATACCCTCGTCTGCGAGGTTCATCATCGTGGCATAGATACCTTTATGGTCGCTGTGCCGCCGCGCCGCCTGGAGATGGCCGAAGTCCCGCGCCACACGGGCCATAAGTTCATTATCGCTCAGCGCCTCCCAATGGGATCCGGTGTATTTCCACAAAGAAGCCCCATGGCGACGGATCGTGTAAATATCCTCGAGATCGTCCAGCACCGCCTTCGCGATCTCGCTGTGATCCTGGCCTGTGACCTCGCCGCTGCGCAGTTCACGCAACCTGGCCCTCAGAGCCGTGACCTTGAGGCGCAAGCCCCCGACGTCAACGATGTACTGGATGATCCGCTCTTCATCGATCTTATTGAGGTTGGCTGCGCGGGACACGCGGACCAGCACATTGTCCACGGCCTCGGCACGGCCTCGGCTTTCCTCGGGGTGTTGCTCGAACTTGTCTTTCAGATATTGGATCGTATCCTCGAAGGTCCACTCCTCGTGGTCCCGGTCGAAGTCGACCCCCATGGCCTCTTTCTCAGAATCCGCCAGACCCTCGTCCCAACCCTCGGGCAGGACCCGGCCCTTCTCCAACACGTCACGACGCAAGAATCGCAGCAGGTTGTCGATGTGCTTCTCGCCCCCCGCGTCATCGCCCGCGACCTTCTCGATGAAGTCGGACTCGTAGGACCGGAGCATGCCGATCGCCTCGTTCAACGAGCGCTCCCCCTTCAAGACGGCGAAGGCAAAGAGCCCCGCTTTCTCAGTCAGGGTCACGTCACGAGATCCCCGCGAAATAAAGTCTGTCACGCCCGACTGGCCCGACACCGAGAGATCAACCCCGGCCTCTTTCAGGGTCTCGCGCAGCAGACCCTCGATACCCTCAGGCAGGACCGGCAAATTACCCCAGACATCGACCAGATCACAATTGGCGGTATAGGGCTTCTGGGTCGTTGGGTGGATCGATGGCGGGAGCACCACCTGGGTCCGGTCGGACAGGTGCTCGACGATGGTCTCACCACGGTCGTTCTTGATCCGGAAGGTCCGGACCCCGCTCCAGCGGTAAGCCAACACCATTCCCTTGGCCCCGACCCGTTTCCACGGAGACTTCGGGAGGACGCTCAACAGGACATCGATCAGCACCTGATCCTCGGTGTCGATATCGATCATCACCATCTGGGACTGCTGACCCAGCACGATCCCGATGTTCCCATCGGCACAGCTCTGCTGCCAGCCCGAAGCCACATCAGCCTCTACCTTGTGGTCATGGTACCGGGACCAGTCCAGCGGGATCGGCCGCTTCTCCTTAACGTGCAGGGGGATAACCGGTAAGCCCAGTTTATAATACGCTCCACTGGCGTCTGCAAAAATACCGTTACTCATCCCGTGGCCTCACTCATATAAAATGGATTTATGACTCTGACATTGGCGACGTCCTGGGGGAGGTAGATGCGACCGTCACATATCAGACCATCACGCTTGATTTCCTCTACCCTGCTCACAACCTTGGCTAAGAAAGGTTTAAGGGGGTCCAGCTTATAATAATCATACGCGGTCTGTTCTTTTTCCGTCAGACGGACTGAAATCCGGACGGGGTCGCTTGAGACCACATGGACCTCTAGCCAAATTCCCAAAACCGTCATACTTCGTACTCCTTCAAGCGCTCACGCACTTCAGTTACTTGCCCGGGCTCGAGCACTTCTTCCATGACGGCCAGGACCGTCTGATAGAACCGCGAGATCTGGCGAATGTTCAAAGCCCGCTCCTTCAACCCGACCAGCTTCTCGAGCAGGGCCGTGGAGGTGCGAAAATAGCTCATCCGCTCGGAGTGGTCGTCTGTGGCGAAGCCGTCTTTGGCGTCCTGAAGGCCCCGGAACAGCCCCGTGGTCTCTTTGACCAGATCGACCTCTTCCAGGTCGTCCCTAACCGCCTCAGCCTCTTCAACGCCCCCGAGCAGATCGAGGAGCCAGGTGGGATACTCATCAGCCTCCTCGAGATAGGTCGGGTCCATCCCCACACACTCGGAGAGCTGCTTGAGCTGCTCCAACGTGTCGGGATCAAATTTAGGGTAATATCTATCAGTCATGCTGTCCTCACTACTTTGCAGAAACCGGTATAGTCGTCCCCATTACTTGCGTAAAGACCTTTTTATACATTACATAGTAATCAATAACTGTAGAAATGCGCCCTATTACTGTGCTACGACTTTTGCATGAGTGCCTATTTCAAAGAACTGGTCGACAGGATCGACTCCCGCTTCAGTATCGACTCCAAGGATATGTCCATTGGAGATTGGATCTGTGCCAACACCAAGCTGCGTTCGAGGCCGTTCACCTTCGACCGGTACCCGTTCCAGAAGGCGATTGCGGACGACATGCACCCGAACATGGATGTGGTGAAACCCTCTCAGGTGGGTCTGTCCGAGGTCCAAATCCGAAAGGCTCTCGCCTTTCTGGCCCGGAACCGCGGCACCTCACTGATCTTCACCATGCCGACGGACCAGATGTTCGAGCGGATGGCCGCGACCCGGATCCTGCCGATCGTCAAGGAGGAGAAGGTCTTCAACCTGGGAGACGATAAACCCACCCGGTCCAAGGGCCTGATGCAGATCGGCACCAGCTTCCTATACGCGACAGGTATGAAGGAGGGGGATGCCACCTCGATCTCGGCCGATGTCGTCCTCAACGATGAAATCGATCTGTCCGACCAGCAGATGCTGGCCCTGTTCAACTCGCGCCTGCAGAACTCGGACTGGAAGATCAACCAGCGCTTCTCGACGCCGACATTCCACTCCTTCGGGGTGGATGCGGGCTACCAGAAGTCGGACCAGCGCGAGTACATGTGCAAATGTGATGCCTGCAACCACTGGAACATCCCGGTTTTCTCGGAGTCTTTCGTGGACCTGCCCGGGCTTCCATCCGAGACCTCCCTGATGGAGATCGACGAAAGCCTGATCGATGCCGGGATCATCAATCTCAACGATGGCCAGGTGGTCTGCGAGAAGTGTCGTGCCCCACTCGACCTCGGGCGCACCGAGAACCGTGAATGGGTCGCTCGGTTCGGGTCCCGGACGCACCACCGGGGATACCGGGTTAGCCCCTTCTCCACCGACCGGCTCTCCCCCGCCTACATCATCAGCCAGATGTTCCGGTATCGGCAGAAGGACTACATGCGCGGTTTCCACAACACTGTGCTGGGTCAGGCGTATAACGCAGGTTCTGCCCGACTCTCGGAGGCCGAGATCCTGGCATGTATCACGCCAGAGAAAAACACCCCGACCCCCGACCGCTCGAAACCCACCTGGATCGGGATCGACGTCGGTAAGACCTGCCACATGATCGTGTCCCAAGGAAACAGTCTCGAGGACCAGCGGTGTATCCTGTTCAAGTCCCTGCCGGTGGAGAAGTTGCTCGAAGAGGCCGAGATTATCCTCGAGACCTACAACGTGATCGGGGGCTCGTGCGATCGACACCCCTACACCCCCACCGCGGACGCGCTGCGGGAGCTCTCGAAGGGTAAGATTCTCCCCATCGAGTACCGGGGGCAGAAAGACGTCAACCTGATCACCGATGCCCTCGACAAAGAGAAGGTCATGCACGGGCAGGTCAACAGAACGACGATGATCGATCTGATTGTCAAGGCGATCCGCCTGGGCCGGATCTCGTTCTCAGGCTACGGCGAAAACCGGGCAACGATCCTTGAGCACTTCCAAGACATGGTCCGCGACGAGACCCCAGAGAAGCCCGCCACCTGGGTCAAGCTTACAGGCAATGACCACTTCTTTCACGCCGGAGCTTTCCTGGCGTCAGCAATCAAAATGAAGGAGTTGGAACACGGTCTCTACAACGATGATCGGTCCACCGTGATGCTCACCGGGGTCAACATCGGGTCCGTTGTCCAGGGACCTTTCAACATTTCCAAGAAGCGACAGGGAATCGGATTTCGGTAGAAAGTAATTGACTTTGTAAAAACCTAGTAACGACCCCTGCTACTCTGATATAAACCAGGTAATCGTCTATAGACCGGAAGTAATATGGCCCTGAACGTACAGTCTCTCCTGAAGGTTATCCTGCCGAACAGGGCCAATCCCAAGGGGACGGCTCTGACCTCGACGTTCAACCCGTCGAACAGTGATAACATTCTTTCGCTCCCGACCTATCGGGATCACCTCCAAGATATTTTCGACACCCGACAAGCCTCAGACAGTCGAGCTCTGCTGAAGAGCCTCTTTGTCCATGACCCGGATGTCTCTGCCGCCGTCAACGCCTTCCTCACCGTGGCCAATACCGAGCCGGTCTTCGTCTGCAAAGACCTGGACGGGGTAATTGACCGAGATGCTCAGAAGGATCTGAACGTCCTGATCGCGGCCCTGACCACGCGGTTTGATTACAAGAACGGCTTCGAGCTGCGCCCGAGCTTAAGGGCAATCTCGGAGAGCATGCGCTACATGGTCCTCTTGCGGGGCTCAGTTTCGGCCGAACTGGTCCTGAACAAGCAAAAGCTCCCCAACAACATCCGGATCGTGGACTCTGCCACACTCGAATGGTTCGAGAAAGAGGCCGGCAGCTTTAAGCCCCAGCAGAGCCCCCCTTCATCGAACGAGAAGATCTCACTGGATATCCCCACGTTCTTCATCTCGTTCTTCCGTCGGGACCCCACCTCGATCTACAGCTATTCCCCGTTCGTGTCCTCGATCAATACGGTCGCCGCCCGCCAGCAGGTCATCAACGATCTATACCGGATTATGCGCTTCACAGGATACCCCCGGATCGAGATCACGGTTCTCGAAGACGTCCTGATGAAGAGTGCCCCCAGCGAGATTACTTCGGACCCGAAGAAGAAAGCTTCCTGGGTCTCAACACAGATCCAGTCGCTGACAGCCCAGTTATCTGATCTGCAGCCTGAACAGGCGTTTGTCCACACAAATGCAATGCAAGCCAAGATCCTGAATGACAAGAACCCTGGTATGGGGATCAACGTCGACAGCATCATCTCGGCCCTGAACGCTCAAAACCAAGCAGCGCTACGCACCATGTCCACAATCCTGGGCCGGGGCGAGAGCGGCGTGAACACAGCTTCCGTCGAGGCGCGGTTGTTTACGATGACCGCCGAAGAGATCAACGAACCCGTTGGTGAGCTCTGGTCCCAGATGCTGACAATGTCGATCCGCATGCTGGGGCATGAAGAGATTACGGTCCACTGCTCCTTCACCCCTGCCGAGATGCGCCCCTCCCTGGAGTTGGAAGCCCAGCTCTCGATGCGCCAGGCCCGGCTCCTCGCTGATCTTTCCGAAGGTCTGATCACTGACGATGAATACCACTTGAAGATGTACAGCCGGATCCGGCCAGACACGGCTCCTGAGCTCTCGGGCACCAAATTCTACAACGCCCCCGCCGCGTCAGCTGAGCCTGGAGGAGACCAACCTTCTGCGATCGAGAAGACCACCAGCCCCGAGGGCGGAAAGCCCGCCGGAAACGGGAACCAGGTGACCCCGAAAAAATCGTCCAAGTAATGCTTTGACACAACGTACCAATAACATGTAATTTCCCAGTTAACCAAAGTTGTAAAGTGAACCACTCATAATGTCCGACGTCGCAAAACTCTCTGACTACCGCCAGCAGCGCAAGCGGCTGGACGTCACTGATGACATGCTGGAACAAATCCAGTTCGTGGCCGATACGGATATGTCTGCAAACGACATCGTCGTCTTCGAGGCGACAGCTGTGAACACGCTGCCCTTGAATAAGTCGGGATCGATCTTCGACAAAGGTAAGATCACCCGCTCGACGCTTGTCGCAATGGCCGACAGTGTGAACAGCAAGAATGAATCGGTTCCGCTTCACACGTTGCATATGCAAGGCCAGGAACTCCCGGTGGGAAAAGTATTCCACGCTTATGTTCAGGACCTGCCCGATGGCCAGTCCGAGCTTCGGGCCCAGTTCTATATCCCGAAGACTGACGCGGCCCTGATCGAGAAGGTCAACCTTGGCATCCTCGATGAGGTCTCCATCGGTCTGAAGTCTGAAAAGCTGCTCTGCTCAAAGTGTGGCTTTGACTATTTCTCGGATGATGCGGACTTCATGCATCTCTGGGATCGGACCTGCGACAACGAACACACTATCGGTGAGGACGGAACCCACGCGGTTCTTCAGGGGCTCGACTCCTGGATGGAGCTATCTCTCGTCAGCCGAGGTGCAGCATCCAACGCAAAGATCCACGGCCGTGCCGCCCGGGTCATGCCAAAAGAGCAACAGGACCGCATCGCGGCCTCCGGGTACAGCCCTGACGCTGTGACACTGTTCGCATCACCAACCAAACTGAAAGAGGATACGTCCATGACAGGAAAACCGGAGGCCCCCAAGGCCCCTGCGGCCTCCGAGGCAGAATTTGATGCCAAGGTCGCTTTCGCTGAGCTTTCGACGAAGTTCGACACGCTCATTGAAACTCTCACCCCGGAGCCAGAAGCCAAACCCCAAGAAGATCCAGCTGCTGTAGCTCTTGAAGCTGCAAACGCGACAATCGAAGAGCTGAAAGCTTCAGTCGAAGAACTGAAAACTTCGGTCGCTGAACTGGGTAAAGCCAAGCCAGCTGATTTCGCCAAGGAACTTCCTGAAGGCGGCGTGTCGGCCTCGGCCATCTCCGATGCAGAGAAGGGCCGTAAGCTGCCTAACTTTGCAGCATTCAAATCCCGCACATCCTAAGAAAGGACTGAACCATGATCGGTGAAGGTATCTCCCACCGCGGCCTCATTTCCGAGGTTTTCCACTTCCCCTTCTACGTTACCGGCGCAGTCACTGCTGCTGACGTAGGCAAGGCTGTCACCTATGACACAGCCACAGCCAAAGCGGTCAAACTGGCTGGTGCCGGCGACCGCGTGATCGGTGTCCTCGTATCTTACGAAGACCGGATTGTTGAAGGTGTCAAAGTCGGCACCGTTGCGCTCAAAGGCGGCTTCGGTATGACAAAAGCTGCAGGCACAGCCGCGATCGTTGTCGGTGACACAGTTGTCGGCTCAGCCACTGCTGGCCACGTCGGTCCCCGTCGTAACGCTGGCGATACTGCCAATGAACCTGACCTCAGCTCCAATGTTGTGACAGCCGTATCCGGCGACGACATTGAAGTGCTCATTCTGTAAGGAGAACCCCAGATGAAAGATCTCATCGATCTGAAGAAACGTCCGGTCGAGGAAGTCATCGCTGGCCTCCAATCGGACAGCCGTGGTACTTCCACGGAAGCCGGCACTGCCCTGGTGAACGCTGCAAAAGACCACGGTCTGAACCTGCGTGATTACCTGACCCTGGCTGTCGACACCCGCGCTGGCGAGTTTGCGGAGCAAGCGCATAACGCCAAATTGAGCGGCTATGAACTGGCTGTTGCTGCCTTGGGTCTACCCTCGCGCAACGACTTCAACGAAGGCGTTCTGTTGCAGGCGTCGTCCGAGAGCTTCCAGAAATACCCCGGTACCCGGGCGATGTTCCCTGAAGTGATCGACGATATGTTGCGCTGGAAGGACCGTCAGGACACGCTGGAAACAGTCGCGCCCCTGCTGTCGCAATCCCGCACAATCACCGGCACCGAACTGTTGTCGACGGTTGTCCTGGACGATAGCTCGGAACGCGGTACCCAGACCGTGCCTGAGCTCTCGAACATCCCAGTTCGTACCATCCGCACCAGCCAACAGTCGGTGCAGATGTTCAAGCATGGCTCGGCCTACCGGACTTCCTACGAGTTCAACCGCCGCGCCACGCTCGACATCCTGACGCCCTACGCGACCCGCGTTGCGCGTGAGCTGGAAATCAGCAAGGTCAAGGCCGCGACGAATGTCCTCATCAATGGTGATGGCGTGAACGCAGCTGCAACCAGTGAGAACATCACCGCCTATGGCGGCGATCTGACCGGTGGTAAGACCCTGCAGCACAACTACAAGGCTCTGGCCAAGTGGTTGATGAAGATGGCCAAGGACATGGTTCCTGCTGACGTGATCGTAGGCAACTACGACATGTTCGTTGAACTGCTGTTCATGTTCACCCCCAACCTGGCCTCGGACAAGAACGAAGCCCGCGAACTGGCCATGTCCGGTGCCCCAGGTGTGAACCTGCAGCTGCCGATCATGAACAACGCGGTTCAGTTCGTGCTGTCCAGCGGTATGCCTGCGGGCAAACTGATGGCCTTCAACCGTGGTGAAACTCTGGAAGAGCTGATCGAAGCTGGTTCGATCATCTCCGAGAGCGAGAACGCGATCCGCAACCAGTCGATCACTTATGTCCGCACAGAAACCTCCGGTTTCCGTCTGGCCTTCGGTGACACGCGCCGGATCCTCGACACCACAGCGTAAGGCTTGACCTAGCACCCTTAACGGGCCCGCTCACCAGGGGTGGGCGGGCCCTTTTTCATTCTGATGGAGATAGAAATGAAACTCATCGCAAAGACCACCGGGGCGTTCATGTTGATCGACCCTTATACTGGAGACGAGCTGGACGCGACCCGCCCCTCAGTCGTGACCCAGTCCCCCTTCATTGAACAGCGCAGTGCCGCGGGCCAGATCAAAGTTCTGGAAACAGATCTGTCCAATGACGCGACCGACGAGGATTTCCTCGAGTTCTGGAAAGAGAACCAGAAAAGCGCCGTAGATGCCTACCTCTCAGCCCTGTCGCCAGATCCTGAGCCGAAGAAGAAAGCTGCTCCAGCGAAGAAAGACTAATCCATGTGGAAGCTCGCCAATAAAGACGCGACCTTGACGATCGACTATACCGTCGACGGCGAGTTTGTCACACCCTCATCGGCAGAGTACACCGTGCTCCGCGCCGACGGGACCGTCGTTGCTTCAGGCACCCTCCCAGCCCAAAGCACGACGGAACCACTGGTCCTTCTGGCGGTGAACAACACTGTCTCGGGGGAGTATGACACCCAGTTCGTCCGGATCGATTTCGTTTTCGACGGACGGGAATACAGCCAGCAAAGTACGGTCTATTTCTCAGCGTTCATTCCACTGACGGCCACCGCCGGCCAAGTGAGGGGGGCCCTCGGCCTAGACCGGGTTGAGCTGCCGGATGAATCCGTCGGGATCTACGAGGCATACTTTAATCTCCGCTGGTCTGAGGGAGAAGCCTTCAAAGCTGCCTTGATCTCGGGGGGCCGTATCGCGCAAGCCGCAAATGAGGCGGTGGTCCTGAGGGCCGCGCTGGATATCTGCGGATCAATCGAGATGCGGACACATATCTACGTGAAGTCTGAAGACAGCCTGGTGCAACGCAGCACGAAAATTGATTTTGACAAACTGGCTCAGAGCCTCGAGTCCAAACTGGCAGATCGGATCAACCTGGCTACAGGGGTCACGGTCAACGAAACTGTCCTGTTTGCCCTGAGCACTCCAGCGGATCCATTTACCGGATGATTTCTCCTCGTCTCACAAAGACGTTTCGCACGTCAGCCGGAGCCAAGTTTAAGGGCTTGCTCTCGGACCCAGAGGATCGCTGGGACGGGGATGAACTCCGTGCGCGGCGCATGCTCAGGGTGGATCCAAAGGTACCTCTGGTCACCGGGGACGTCATCAAGGGGGATGGAAGTGAGTATCTGATTTTCTCACACAGCCATCGAACCCATGAGAACCGCTTTCTGGCTTTTGAAGTGACCCATCGACTGACCTGGATCAGACGCCAGAAGGTGATCGATCCCGTCACCAAGATGTCCAAGGGGGACGCTGAAACAACTATATCCTCGGCTGTGCCTGTGACCGTTGAACCCACCGGGGTGATCGAGGTGCAAGGCACAGAGCGGAACCGCTACACTCTCCGGGCCCCAGGCATCTTCCAGAAGGGAGACCGGATCGGCCCCTATACGGTCCAGACTGTCAGCACCATCTTTGGAGCGTCCATCATGGGGGCTGTCTAATGGCCCGCAAGTTTGGCGAAAACCTCGGAGAGTTCTTTCACGAAGCATTCAACAGCACCTTCTTTTTGAAGGTGCTGAACAACAAGTACGAGATCGAAGAGGATCTCGAGATCCAATATGACAAGTTTTTTCGAGACATGGCCGCTATGGTCGGGGGCCAATCAGCTCCCCGGCAACTGGGGGTTAGCTGGGCTGACATAAGCCAGAGCTGGGACGATCGTAAGGTCAAAGCGGGGGTAACAAGTAACCCCGGGGACAACGCCTTTTACCGCGGGCTTACCGCGGCCTCGAATAGTTATCACGCTGAGCTCAGGAACCTGAACACCAGAGAGATCTATGGGGATATACGGGTCAATATCGGCTCGGTTAAAGCCCAAGGAGCCTTTGGTAAAGGATCGAGTAGACGGACGGTTCGAACCGATCTCAACCGGCTCAGCACAAAGGGCAACGTACTTCGTTACGGGGGTTCTTTTGCCTCCATCGACAACTTCTTCAATACCTCTTTGGGGTTTGATGCATTTGAATATGTTAAGTCTGCCGAAGATGTCTTGGACGGACTTCCTGAGCGGGTTGAGTTAATCACTGGCGTCAACGAGGGCCTTTACGGAACCAAAGGGGGTCACGGGATCACCCGGCCGTTCATGATCCCGATGATGAAATATTATACCGACGTTGTTCTGAAAGACGTCTTTATCAAGAGTGTGAATAAACGATGAAAAACCCATACCGAGATATTCAAGCATCCCTGTTGCGCTTCGCGGCCGAGTTCGCCAATGACAACGACCTAGATGCCATCAACCTCGATGCACACGCCACGCCATCCTCCTGGCCTGAACGCAATTTCGTTGGACCTAGCGAGATGATGATTGACTTTGGGGAGAACGAGATCACCGTGTCTCTCGCCTATGTGATCTCGACCCGGGACGACACGAACCTTTTCGAGATGGACCGTCTGGTCAACCTCCTGGTCAACAAACTGGTTCTTGGAAACAAGATCATGGTCTTTGATGCGGTGGCCGGCACCCCTAAGGGTCACCTGATCACCCGGGGATCGCTGCGGGCCGGAACGGTGTTGAACACCGAGACCCAACCCGCAAGGCCTGTTTTCGTCAGCTTGATTTCTGACCTGATGCTGCTTCGGAGCTGATCTTCCGATCACGATTAACCGAGGCATCGATCCCCCGCTCCATCAGAATCCTGGACTCTTCGCTTAGAGAGCGCCCGTTCACCTCAGAGCGGGCGTCGATCTGGGCCTTGAGTTCAGGGGGGACCCGAACAGTGTACCCGACGTAGTGTTTCTTGCTTGCCATGGTAATCTCCTATCATTGACTGAACCAAGTATAGTAGACGCACTGAAATTAACCAATTAAAACCTTTTGAGAATTGTGGTTCCTTAAGTATATTGCAGATCAACACTTACGGAAAACAACCAAAGGAGCTCCCCATGGCTGGTGAAGCGAAGACCACAAATTTTATGCTCGGTACAGCGACGGTCATGTTCGGCCCCGCAGCTGATGTATTCGACCTCATTCCTGAAGATCACGGTGTCGGGCTTACCAAGAACGTATCGGTTACAGCTGAGCCATCTTTCACAGACCTGACCCAAGGTGTGAAAAACTCGAACGTGTATTCGGTCATGACAGGCAACATTGTCCGCGCTGCTTTCGAGTGCTATGAGTACACGGCACAGAACATGTTCTATGCCCAGGGTCTCGACGGCTCGACCTACGTCGCTCCCACCGGTGCCACCACACTCGCCTCTGCAGTACTGGCCGCGGATACGACAATTGACGTGGAAGCTGGTGACGGGGCGAACTTCACGGCGGGTAATTACATTGTGATCGAAGATGGGGACAAGGACAAAGTCTACGTCCGTACCGTGGTTTCGGTTGCTATTGATGTGATTACGGTGGACACGGCGTTGCCGAACGCAATCCCAGCGGGCAACGTAGTCCGGGCAGGAGCCCTGATCGAGATCGGCAGCAAGCAAGACCAACCGTTCCTGGGTTGCAAGATCGTCGGCACGACCGCTGAAAACGAGATTATCTCCCTGATCTTCCCGAAGGTCCGTGTGACAGCCGGTTTCAATCTGCAGTTCTCTTCGGATGACTTCCAGAACATGCCGTTCGAGATGATGATGTACGACCTGGTTGGTACGGATCCGCACTATGCCAAGTTCAAGGACAAGACAGGCATCGCGATCCTGTAAAGTTCACCAAAATAAACCTTGAGTAAACTCCCCCCTCTTCTGTAGAAGTGGGGGGAGTTTTACTTTGAGGAGCCAAGTAATGGCCGACGCTAAATTTGAGATCGAGATCAATGGGGAACCCCGAGAGCTCGTCATGTACTACGGCCTGCTGGATTTGATTTGCCGTGCCTGCGGAGACATCGAAGGGGCCTTGATGATCGGCCTGGAGCATGACCTGCGTCAGGAAATCCTTCAGACCCTGTTGTCCGAACGTGACGACACCGGCAAAGTCACCAAACCCTTCAATCCGATGAAGAACCATATCGAGCCTGACGCCGTCAATGATCTGATCGATTGGGCGGGGGCCCACGCTTTTGATTTTTTGCTCAAAGCAGCGGAGAGGGCAAGGAAGACCGGGGAGAGCCAGAAAAACCGTCTGGAGGCCCTTCAGTCTACCTAGACTGGTGGAAAGGTCTATCGTTCCAAGAGGCGATCTGTCTTGTGTTCAAGACAGTCCCCTCAAAATGCTCTGAAGTATTCTGGCAATATACCCTAGAAGATATTAAGGTGTCCCTAGGGCTCTACTTGGGCCAGAAGCAGTCTGAGGCTGTACAGAACTATGAATCACTTCTCTTGGTGGCAGGGAAACTTTTTGGCGAAGAGGACAAAGGCCGGAAGGCTCCTCCGAAAAACCAGAAGGTGGCAAAAACCAAGGCTGAGATCATGGCGGGCATGACGGAGATTTTTGGATAGATGGCCAATAAAAAAGAGATAATCGACGTCAGGCTGTCCGCAGCCTCGAAAAAGGATCTGATGGCTCTCTCCAAGGAGCTGGCAGATGCAGTAAACTCGGTTAACAAACTGGCCAAGGGTTTTCAGAATCTCTCCCAGCTGAAAGCTTCGGCTTCTGCCAAAGGGGCAGTTGAGAACAACTTTGGCCTGGGAGCCTATTCCCGGGGTCTGAACCAAAGTGAGAAACAACGCGCCACGAACACGGCCCGTCTCGGCACGGAGACAGGCCGCGTTGCTGACGAGAGGGAGCGGGATCTCCGGGCCACGCAGAAGCTGATGAAGACCCAAGAAGGTCTTCAAAGGATCGAACAGGCCCGCCTTCTCAATGCCAAAGCTGAACTAAAGACCGTCGACCGCCTGGTCGATCGGGGAGAACTCCTGAAGAAACAGGATCTGGCCCGGGTCAAAGCAGCTGAAGCTCAGTTGAGATTGAACGACCTTCTTGCCCAGCGGGATGTACGCAACCGGGCAATCCGAAAGGCCCCCGCAGGTTCTGATGAGAGACGGGCGCTTCAGGCGCAGGCCCCCGCTGCAAATGCTCAGATCCGCGGTGTCCAGCAAGAGGTACAAGCCGCCGAGCGTTTGAACACTCTGGCCGGCTCCCGCTTGCAGACCCTGCAACAGGAGACAGCTCAGAAAGCGCAGCAGGCCAAGTTTGATCGCGAAAGCGAACGGATGCAGTCCCGGAGCCTGACATCGCAGACCTCCCTGGCCCGCGATCGGGAACGCCGTCAGCAAGCTCAACAGCTGAACCTGACGAAGGAGCTCGAAGGAGCTCGTCGGATCAACGACCTGGTGACGGCCAAGACCCAGAAGCTGAGGGCTCAAGACCGGTTGCGTCTTGAAGAGCAGAACGGAAACCTCACAGCGGTACGTCAGGCCCGGGTCCTGAATGATCTTCTTGATCGTCGGATCCGCAAGCTCCAAGAAGCGAACCGAGTGGCCAAAGAAGCGGCCAAACCTACCAAGGAACAAATGGCGGGCAACGCCCGTGAGATGTCCATGAAGCGTTTGTTTGGTGACAACGGGGCCAGCCTCTTTGCCATCCAAGCCGGTCTGGTCGCGAACTACGCCTTGATGAACCAGCTGCGCACCGGGTTCCAGCAGGCGATCGCGTTTACGGTAGATCTGGACAGCGCGATGCGCAACCTCCAGGCGATCGTGCGGATCACCGATACGGATCTTGCATCGCTGAAGGACAGCTTGATCGGGATCTCGGAAGAGACAAAATTCACGGCTGTTGAAGTGGCCAACGCAGCGGTCACGCTGGGTCAGGCGGGCTTCTCGACCGACGAGATCAAGGACTCCATTCGAGCCGTCTCCCTACTAGCCACGGCCACCGGGACAGAGTTGAAAAACGCGGTTGATATTGCGACCTCGACCCTCGGTGTGTTCAACATGGAATCCTCACAGATGGCGGATGTGGCAAACATCCTGACCGAAGCTGTGAACACATCGAAGCTGAACATCGAGAAGCTGACCCTTGGTCTGCAATACTCGGGTAACATCGCCGCGCAGTCTGGCGTCAGTTTCAAGGAACTGACCTCGGCCCTCGGCGCGATGGCGAACGCTGGTATCCGCTCTGGTTCCACACTTGGTACCGGTATGCGTCAGATCCTGATCGCGCTGCAGAAACCCTCGAACGAGTTCAGCGCCACACTTGATCGCCTCGGCCTGACAATGGACGATGTGAACCTCGAGACCAAGGGCCTTTACGGGGCTTTGAAGAACCTGCGTGACGCGGGCTTCAGCTCCGGTGACGCGATCCAGTCCTTTGAAGTCCGGGCCGCTGCGGCTTACAACGCTCTGTCGGGCAACCTTGATCAGATGCTGTCGCTTCAAAATGCGTTCCAGCGCACCTCGGCCTCGATCCAGGCGAACGAAACCCAGATGAAATCTCTGGCCAACCAGGGCAAGCGCCTCGGTTCGGTCCTGGGATCGGTTGCTGCCGCGGGTCTCGATCCGATGCTCAAGGGGACAATCGCGATCACAAGTGCTTTGGCCGATGCGTTCAGCTGGGTTCGTCAGTTCGAGAACTCTCTCGCCTTCCTGACCACAGGGGTCGCGGTGGCAGGTCTCTCAGGCATACTGGTTTACTTTGGCCGGATGATCAAAAACCTCTCTGGGATGGTTCTCGGAACCAATGCCCTAACAGCGGCCAATCTTAGAGCGACAGTTTCGTACAAGGCACTCTCGGTCGCGATGATGCGGTCACCGTTCGCACTGGTAGCGGGGGCAATCACAGCGATCGGGGCGGCGTTCTACTTCATGGGCAACCGTACCACAGGTGCTCAAGACAAACTGGAAAAAGCTCAGACGACTTTCGATCGCTCCGTTGGTTCTGCCGAGAAACTGCAAAAGGGTCTCGTCAGGGTGGATGATACCCTGAAGGACCTCACCAACCGATATGACCTTCTCAAAGATGGGGGGGCTTTGCTGGAATCGGTGATTATCGACATTCAGAAACAGTTTGTGGATATGGGTCGGGATGCGGGCCAGGTTGGTAATGATGTTGACGCTCTGATCAAGACAATGCGGGATCTCCGTATGGAGCTTTCGAAAGAGTATGAGCTCCGGATCAATACCTCGTTGCTGAACCTGGACAACCTCAGAAACGCTACCCGGAAAAGTTTGTCCGAGAGCATTGCGGGTACGGCCTCTGCCGCCAGTGAGATGAACCCCCTGAGTGCTTCTGAACGGAAATCAGGGGTTCTTCGGTCCAACCAGGGGGGGTTCGGAAGTCAAATCCTGGACGATGCCAAGATTCTTCAAACCTCAGGATCCAGCCTAAACGAGGTCGGCTCGGCCAACGCCCGTCTGGATGCCGTTCGACTGAAGATCGAAGATCGTCTAGACAACGATTCCTCGGCCAACAAATCCTTAGACCGAGCCTGGCTGGATTACATCGGCGCGATCAGAGAGAAATCCGACCAGACTTCGAGTTTCCTACAGACCATTGAGCAGCTCAATGCTCAAGAACTAGCCCAGATAGAGCAGTCCAAGATTGCGGCCGACGGGGGAAATGCTTCGGTCTTTACCCTGCGCGAGGGCGCGAAAGAAATTGCTACGGACGTCCGCGCAAAGCTGATGAGTGGGCTGGGGGGGATGAGCGCTCAAGAGCGCACCAAGACCGTGGCCCAGCGGTACGAAGCATTTGATAAGGAAATTGCTGAAGCCACCCGCAGTCTTGAAAGTCTGAAGTCCAACGGGACCATTCAGTCCACCGAGACCTATGACCTGATCCGTCGAATGCTTCTGGAAGCCTCCGCCTCTGCCTCGAGCATGTTCCGAGGGATCAAAGAGGAATCTGATAAGGTCGTCGAGAAGCTCACCGATCTAAATCTGCAAGAAACCGAGGTCGAGCTTCAGAAACTGGCCGACGAGTTTGGTGAAGCCCAAGGGCTGCAGGCCATTGGTGAAGCTATGGCGGCTCAGAAGATCCAGCTGGAAAAAGTCCGGGCCGCTGAGATCGCTTCGGTGCAAGCTCAGGGTCTGGACTCTGATGTTGAGGCCGCTACGCTGACCGCCACCAACCGGCAGTATGACGATCGCTCGGCGGGTATCGATGCCGCGGGACTTGAGAAGATCAATGCTATCCTCGACGCTCAGCGTCAGGTCACGCTTGAGGGTCAGAAGCAGGTCGAGCTTCAGAACCTGATTCTGGAAAAAGGTCAGAACAGCCTCGAGGTCGAGCAGTTCAAGCTTCAGCAGGAGAAGCTTTCCACCGCCGAAACGCTTCGTAAAGCTGGGGTGGAAGAGGGTTTCGTCCAAGCCAAGCTTGCAGCCATGCAAACCGAGTTCGATCTCGCCCAGCGGATCAAGGCACAGGAGGCCAACAAGGACCTGAGCCGGCAGATCGAACAGCGCAAGGAAGAGAACCGGATCGCAAAGGCAACTTTGATATTCGGTGAAGACAGCCTGGTCGTGGTCAAAATGCGTGAGAAGGCTGAGCGGGACGCCTTGGACGTAACCCTTGAAGCATCTGACGCAAGTGAGGAGCTAAAGGAGCAGCTTCGCAATGCCCTGAAAGAGGCTCAGGCCATTGGTCGAGCAGATATGTCCAGTGGTATCAATAACGCAATCGGACGGGCCGGGGCTCTGATCCGGCAGCTGCGTATTGCCCGGAGTGTTTTGTCGACGATCGACAAGAGTAATGCACGGGAAAAAGATCGCCTTGCAGTTGAAAGAGCAACAGTCGGGGATGCTTCTGCCCGGGAGGTCGGCCTCGCTGGCTTGGAAACTCGATACAAACTTGAGGACGACGGGGTTACGGACGTCGTCGGCATAGCGGCGGGGGTGGGACTTGCCAAGGCTGACGAAGCCGTCCTGGCGGCAGATCGGCGTAAGCTTGAGGCGGAAGAAGAAGCCTATTCTGAATCTCAGAAGGACCCGAGCGGCGGCGGCGGCGGTGGCGGCAAGGGTAAGAAAGACAAGAACCCCGAGTATGACGCGCTGCAAACACAGCTTTCCAACCGGATCGGGGCCGCGACAATTTCCATCGACAACGGTGGAGATCCTGCAGCGGCGTATCAGCAGATCGAGATGGCTCTCCAGAGGATCAATGTCGAGGTCGAAAAGCGTGAGCAGCTCATCACGTCGATCGCTGGGAAGCAGTCCCGTAGCGTTCAGGAAGAAGAGCGCCTCAAGCAACTGATCTCTGAGCACAACCAGCTGACGACCTTCGCCAAGACCGAAGAGGAAAAGATCCTCTGGCTCAAGGAACAGCAGGGGCAGGCCTCAGTCAATCTCAAGGAGATCGTTCGAGAGTGGTCGCGTGAAGCGCTCGTCGGGGTCGTTGCCCTTGAAGAGGGTATGAAGAACGTCCTCGGCAATCTACTTACTGGTTTCGGAACACTGTTTACCGACCTGGTGAGTGGCGTGAAATCTGCCAAGGAGGCCTTTCGTGAGTTTGCGGTCTCCGTGGTTAAGAGCCTGTTGCAGGTCATCGCCAAGTTGATCGCGATCAAGATCCTGAAATCGATCCTCGGGGGTATCGCCGGTGGGGGCGGAAGGTTTGCGGGGTTCGCTCAGAGCGGTTTAGATTTCCTCTCCAATAAAGAAGGCGGGCGGGTTCAGCGGAAAGTCGGTGGGGGTCGTGTTGAGGGCAACCTGGCCCGGGACAGCGTTCCACATTCTCTGATGCCTGACGAATATGTTTTGCGGGCCTCGGCGGCACGGGCCATTGGTTACGACAAGCTGAACCAGATCAATGCCACCGGGAATACTTCCCGTATGAATGGTCTGTCAAATGTGAGCACCGATCCTCAAAACAAAGGGTCGGGTATGGGGGATGTAAATGTCTATGTCATCTCTCCGGATCAGAAACCGATCCCAGGACCACGCGACATTATTGCCGTGATGGATGACCACATCTCCAAAGGTGGTTCCACCAAGAAGCTGATTAAATCTGTATCGATGGGAGAAATCTAATGGCCACTTTTCCCGCAGTCTACTTCAGCTACGCGACGAAGTACCCCGAGTCCGGTTTCCGGGTCGAGCTCTCTCGAAGCTATATGTACACAAGCCCAGCTGAGGCACCGGACCAGAGGACTTTCGCGCTCACTCTGTCAGGGATGAAATATTTCCTCGACGGCTCGGATCAGGCCGATCGGGTCAAGGAGACTGAGCGCAATATGTGGGTGCTAGAAGATTTTTATATCGAGCACCGACTGAGCAAGAGTTTTACCTTCAATCACCCATTGTATGGTGCTTTGATCTGCAAGTTCAACCGCCCTCTCGAGATCCCTGAAGGGATCGCTAACGGAGGCGGGGTACTCCCCTCATTCCCTGTAGAATTGATTGAGATCCCATGAGCAATAACATCCCTGATAGCATCCGTGATGATGCCTTTAATCTCGACGGTGCCGCCCAGTCTATCCTTTACCGGATCACCCTGGCCAATGCGGCGGTGCTGTATCTTTCTCCAAAGGGGGAGTTTACCTGGCAGGGCAATATCTATGAAGAGATCCCCTGTCACATGACGGGGTCCGATCGAAAAGCCGACAGTGAGGCTTCCAGACCTAGGTTCACAATTGTAAACCCAGGGGGTATGTTCACATCGGCCGTTCATGAACGGCATCTTGAGGGGGCGATCCTGACGCGCCACCGGTTGATGACCTCTGACCTGATCGCGAATAACAACTCAGCCCTAAGCGACACCTACCGGATCTCAAGGGTCATGAACGTGACCAAAGACCTGATTGTTGTTGAGTGCCGCCGGGGGTTGGACGGGGCGAACTTCAAGCTGCCAAACCGCACGTTCCGTCCACCGGAGTTCACCGTTGTACGCACTCGATAAATATCTCGGCATCCGCTACGTGGACGGAAAGCAGGACTGCTTCAGCGTCTTGAGAGATGTCCTGCGAGACCGGTGGGATATCCTGCTGCCGAACTTTGCCCGACCCACAGAGTTCTGGGCCGACCCCAACCTGGATATGTACGCGATGTATGCCCGTTGGGGGTTTAAGCAGATCTTTGATGAGGCCTTCCAAGTGGGGGATGTCCTGCTAATGCCCCTTGGTACGTCGAGGAACACCCACGCGGCGATGGTCGTCGAACAAAACCAGGTATTGCATCACCCCCCCGGACAGCTGAGCCGTCTGGACCCCCTGATGCCAAGGTGGGGTAGACGGGCAAACATTGTCCTGCGCCATCCCAAGGTTACTGAACAGAAGGAGGTGTCGACCCTCCATCTCCACGAGGTTGTTGATGCTGAAATTTTCCGAAATCCAAGAGTTAAAGACGTCATTGATCGGGCTATGGAAGCCGAGCGTCGAGAGATGCGGGATCATAACAGCCGATCGAGAGATCATTGAAACCACCAACCTGGCCGAAGATCCAAGCAACGAGTTCGAGTTCGATCCGCAGGATCTAAAGAACGCTTGGGGGACATGGCACACGCATCCCGTGACCTCCTCGAACCTGTCGATACCAGACTACCATTTCTTCAAGTCGTGGGGAAATTTGGTTCACTTCATCATTTGTTTAGACGATGTAGCATGCTATACAACAATTGAAGATTACTTGGTGGTTATCAATGAAGCGGACGATTTATCTCCACGGCTATTTGAAGGACTTACATCCAGAGCCGATTAAGGTTGAAGCAACGACGATAGCCGAGGCTCTGCGTGTCCTCGAGCAGATTCCGGAACTCAAACCGGAGCACGGACCTGGGCACCCTGTCCGCATCGACGGAGTGCTGACCGACATTCAACTGTTCGCTAACAACGACACGTTAGATGAAATCCACATCCGACCTCAGGTTGGGGGCGCGGGTGGCCGCGGAGGTTTGACCCAGATCCTGCTCGGGGTTGTTCTTATCGGGGTCTCCCTCGCCCTTGGCCCCGCGGGTACTGCTATAATGGGCACTTGGATCACCAATTCCACCTTGATGATGGCCGGCGCGGGTCTTGTCCTGGGTGGTCTGCTACAGATGATGCTGCCTAAACCGGAGGCACTTGGGGAGGAAGAGAAATCCCAGTATCTCCCCCCAACAACCAACACGGTAGCAGTGGGCACTCCAATTCCTATGGTCTTTGGAGCCCGACTGGTCGGGGGCCAAATCCTCTCTCTGGACAGCGATGCTAAGCTCGTCACTTCAGATACATCCGCGGGGACTCCGTCTGTCCCACAGCTCCCCCAAGGATCTACTGCGGAGGAGACCCGGGCGTATCACGCCAGATATGGACTGGGAGAGTTTGCCTCAGGGGCTTGGGGATATGAGACTTTCAAAATCGCTGCCAGCGCTCAAGATACACTCTTCAGGTTAGTAATCTCCAACGCTCTCAATATCTCGGCCAGGGGGTACACCCCCACGGTGGAACCTTTTGAGTTGCTGACCCTTTTACGGGGGGCTCAAGGCCCTCGCGGGCTACCCATCAAGTATCAAACCAGGTTCACGGTCCCCACCTCTGGGGTATACGCGTTCAAGAACGATAGCACCTACCCGGTCAAGGTCCTCATCGACGGTGTAGAAGCCGCGACCCATAATCTGACCGCAGGGACTCTCGTGAGTATCGAGGTCGTGGTCCTTTTTGGGTATGAGTTACAGACCGACCAGATCTTCAATTTGCAGTACCGAATTGCCGCTGGGGCTTGGGCCCCCATCACCAACCTGGTGGGGGCTGGGGATCCGTTCCCGCCCGGAGAAGTGAACGTCCGGGACAGTCTTTTTGTAGAATATGACAAGACCCCCCTGTCGGACGGACTTAGCCCTATCAGACCAGTGTTCGCCTCTCCGGTCGCCTCCCCCAGCAACGTCCCGACCAGTGAATGGAGACCATAAGTGAATAAGGTCTTGCCTAAAGGCGCAGGGGGGGGCCCAAAGCCCCCTACGGTTCACGCCGTCACATACGTCTCTGAGGATATTTTTGAGATCAACCTAGGCGTTTGCGTGGGTCCAATTGCTGGCCTCTACGCAGGACCTCGTGCGTTCTATCTTGGGGATACGCCCCTGACGTCCCCCACAGGGGAAAACAACTTCGATCCGTTCGAGCTTCACGTCCACAACGGGGCCGATGTTGCCACCCCGGTGCATAACGCACTTGGAGGAATCTCCTCAAGCGAAAGTGTCAGCGTCCAGCTGGGCTATCTGACCCCCGTGGTCCGTGAAACTGATGCTGGCCTGCGTAACCAGATTGACGTCCTCGAGATTCGTCTGTTTATTTCCCAACTGGTCAACAACACCTCGAGTGGGGATATCCTGAAAACCGACATCTCGGTTGATCTAGAATATCGCGAGAAGGGGACAACCACCTGGCTCCCGTTCATCGGGGACAACAAAACCTGGACTTACAACGGACGGATCGGGGGGGCGGTCAAAGAGTTCCGCCGGGTGGTCCCACGTATTAACGCCGACTGGGAACTTCGGGTTACCAAAAGTCTCGACGACGACACCACAAATGGGGTCTACCGGGATGTTTCCTGGGAGAGTTTCCAGTCTGTCATCCAAGAAGACAAGGCCTACAACAATACGGTTATTGTTCGAGGTCTCTCTGCGGCCAGTGACCAGTTGAACTCGGTACCCAACATGGCGGGGGTTTGGCGCGGCTTGATTGTCCAAGTCCCCTCCAACTATGATCCTGTAACCCGCTACTACGACGGGGTCTGGGATGGGTCATTCAAACTGGCCTATACCGATAACCCCGTATGGTGTCTCTATTATCTCCTTATGGATCCGGTGAACGGAGCCAGAGCCTACTTCCCGGGCCTGCAAACGGATCGTTTCAGTTTTTATGAGGCAGCACAGTGGTGTGACGGATTGGTCCCCCGCGGAAACACAGGCACGTATCAACCTCGGTACACCTACAACGATCTGATCTCTCAGGTACGTCAGGGCCGTCAGACGTTGCAATACCTTGCAGGTCTGTTCGGTGGGGTAATTGCCGAAGACCTGGCGGGGACAATTATCCTGAAGGTTGACAAGCCGTCGGCCGTCACTCAGATCTTTGGCCCGGAGAGTGTGAGCTCTGAAGGTTTTTCCTATAGCTACACTGACATTGAAGGCCGGCCTAACCAGAGCAAGGTCCAGTTTACAAACCCAGATCTGCAATGGGACAATGACCAGCGGCTCGTTGAGATCCAAGAGTACATCGACCGCAACGGCCTGACTGTGGACGACTACACCGCTGTAGGGTGTATCGACGAATACGAAGCCCAGCGGAGGGCTTACCTACGTCTTCTTCAGGCCAACACCGAAACCACCATGGTCAGTTTCTCGACCGCACGTCAGGGACTGCTGCTCGAGCCTTATGATGTGATCGGCATTGCCGACCCGGCCCAGAACTGGGGTCTGTCTGGTCGTGTGAAATCAGTATCCGGGACCACCATCACGCTGCGGGATGCTCTAACAGTCCCCGCCCAGGTGGGTCTGACCCTCCAGGTTCAAACACCAACAGGTATCGAAACCCTGACCGTTCAATCCGCGACGGCCACAACAACCTCTCTCGAGATCACTGTCGGGACCTGGCCTACGAACGCCCCCGATCGAGCTCAGTTCAGCCTTGAGGATAACGTCACCTCAACTGGTTTGGTGAAGCCCTTCCGGATTCTGTCGATCGAGCCTAACGAGGAAGAGTCCTCCCTTGCGAACATCTCAGCGATTGAGGTGAACCCAAACAAGCATTCCGACGCGGACAACCTGACCCTAACCCAGGTGGTGGACTACACGGGGGTCTCAGCAATCCCCCGGGCCCCTCAAAACATTCGGATCGTTTCTGGCACCTCTGAGTCACTGACACACCAAGATGGTACGATCGAGAACCGGATCCTCGTAACTTGGGATGCCCCCTCGACCTACAAAATCAGAGTGTACTACCGCCGGGAGGAATCTGACGAGTTCCAGGTAATCACCGCGTCCCAGAACCAAGTTTACATCCCAATGGCCAAGGCTGGGGAGCCCTATCTCATTGAGTTCAGGGGTGAGAATGAGTTCGGGATTCCCTTCCAAAAACTCACCCCGATCCTTCATCAAGTCACGGGTAAACGGGTTGATCTTCAGACCCCCACGAACTGGGTGGGGATCCCCGGGGTTCGCAGTGTAACCCTCGATGGTCCTGACAGCACCCTAAGAGACTTTGCTTATTTCGAAGTCTGGGCGGGTGAAGCAGGGTCTGTATTTGAAAACGCCTCAAAGATTGGCCAGGTAGCAGCCAGCCTCTTTACATATACCCTACCCGCAGCTTCTCTGTTTGCGAGGTACTGGGTGTTGGAAGTCGATACCTCCGGCAACCCTTCAGCCCCGTCGAATGCCATAGATGTTTTACCTGAGCCGGTTAAATCTACCGAGATTGAAGCCGCTGTCACTGAGCAGATCGAGGCTACTAGAGCTAAAGCCGACGCAGTCAGAGCGGACCACGATGCGTTGATCCTCAATTTCACCAAGACCAATCTTGGCGAACTTGAGGTGGACTATAACGCAACACAAGCTGCTGCCAATGACGCTCTTGTAGCAGCGACCGCTTCTGAAGCCGACAGGCTCCTGGCTGAAGCCGCAGCTAATGTCGCATCCGTATCCGAGACAAACGCAGCGGCTAGCTCTATTTCTGCAAGTGCCTCAGAAGCCTTTGCTCTTGCTGGAGCTGTCGACGCCACTGATGCAGCAAATGCAGCAAATGCTTCTGAGACAAACGCAGCGGCTAGTGAGACAAACGCAGCGAACAGCTCTATTTCTGCAAATGCTTCAGAAGCATTTGCCCTTGCTGGCGCTGTAGATGCCACTGATGCCAGCGTTATTGCTGAAAACGCCAAGGTTGAAAGCATCGCAGCGCGAAATCAATCCGAGACATATCAAACAGCGTCCCTCGCAGCGCAGGCTGCATCCGAGCTTGCCCGTAATGAAGCGCAAACACAAGCCACCAGCGCGGCTGGAAGCGCTACGGCATCCGCAGGTCATGCGCAAACAGCTCAGGCGTCAGAAACTGCATCAGGCTCTAATGCAACCGCTGCACAGGCGGCGCAAGTGTCGGCAGAAGCAGCTCGCGATCAATCGTCGAATACTGCAACCGCATCTTCCGCAAGCGCAGCCGCAGCCGCTGCGTCTGAAACCGCAGCGGGGTCTAGTGCAGCCGCGACCGCTCTGGATCGACAGGCAGCTCAGACGGCCCGCGCAGGAGCTGAAACAGCCGAGACAAATGCTGCAACCAGTGAAACAAACGCAAGTGGATCGGCTGCTACCGCGACGACCGAAGCCAACAATGCGGCAACATCAGAGACCAACGCGGGGGCTAGCGCAACTGCTGCCGCAGGTTCTGCTTCAACCGCTTCCACAAAGGCGACAGAGGCTGGCCAGGACGCCACAGCCGCCAACGCCGCAAAGCTGGCAGCTCAGACGGCCCGCGCAGGAGCCGAAACAGCAGAATCTAACGCCGCAACCAGCGAGACAAGCGCGGCAGGGTCCGCCGCAAGCGCCAGCAGCAGTGCAACAAATGCTGCAACCAGTGAGAATAACGCAGGCTCTAGTGCAACAGCGGCAGCGTCCAGCGCCTCTCTGGCCTCTACAAAGGCTACTGAATCCTCTCAATCGGCCACAGCCGCCAACACTGCAAAGCTGAACGCGGAAACAGCCCGCGCAGGAGCTGAAACAGCCGAGACAAATGCAGCAACCAGCGAGACAAGTGCGGCAGGGTCTGCGGCAACAGCTAGCACGTCCGCGAGCAACTCCGCCGCCAGTGAGACCGCGGCGGGTGGTCACGCCACTGCCGCGGCTACGAGTGCGTCGGTGGCGACGACCAAAGCAGGTGAAGCTTCACAGAGCGCGACGACCGCAACAACCCAGGCTAACACTGCGACAACCAAAGCAGGAGAGGCCTCCACATCAGCCACGAATGCAGCGACTTCTGAAACAGGAGCAAATAATTCTGCTGCTTCGGCACTGATCTCCGAGAATGCTGCGGCCACCAGTGAAACTGCATCTGGTATTCAAGCCACAGCGTCTGCAAACAGTGCAGGCGTTGCGACAACAAAAGCGACAGAAGCCGCTCAATCGGCTTCCGCTGCTGACGTAAGCAAGACGGCCGCAGAAACTGCAAAATCAAATGCGGAGTCTTCTGAAACTGCCGCTGCACTAAGTGCTTCCAATGCTTCTGGATCAGAGGCAGCCGCAGGCACATCTGAGACAAATGCTGCTGCCTCCGAAACTGCATCAGGAAGCAGCGCCACTGCGGCTGCATCGAGCGCCTCACTGGCGTCAACCAAGGCGACAGAGGCTGGCCAGGACGCCACGGCGGCGAACGCGTCAAGATTGGCTGCTGAGACAGCCGAGTCAAACGCCAGCGTGTCCGAAGCCAGTGCTGCGCAAAGCTCAACCGACGCAACCGGCTCAGCCTCCAGTGCACAGACTTCCAGCGTTCTGTCCTCTGTGACCTTTGATGAAAGCCTGAAGGCTGCGCGTGAGGGAACCAGAGCCGGAATGGCAACTGTTTCAGGAGCCGGCAATGGCCAGTTTCAGCAAGGCTGGACCGGCTGGATCACAATCACCGGTCTGACGACCAACTTTTCCAACAGAACCGAGATCGAGACAGGCGTTCTGTTTGGTGACGATGGCGCGACCATCGCCTCCATCGATCTTAACCTTGAACTTACACAAATCGTCCGAGCGGGCGAAGGGGATATAGTAGTATGAGCAACATCAATTCAGCCCTCGTAAAAGCCGCAGTCGATGCTCTTACGTCCAAGGTAAACGGCGTCATCGCCACAGCCACAGACAGCGTATCAGCCGCCGCCCTGGCGCTTGGCTACCGTGACACGACGCTGGCCTACAAAAACCAGGCTGACGCAGCAGCCGCTCTGGCACTGCAGTACAAGAACGACGTTGCCAGTGCGATTGTATATCAGGACTTGTCTTCGATCGCCCTGTCGAAAGGCATCACCGCAACCGCCATGTGCATCGACACATCGCCAAACCCGCCGCTGTCAGTGCAGCGGGCGACAAGCTGGTTTGCTGAGTTGGGGCCAATGCCCGCGACAAAGGTGGTGCTTGTTACCGTGTTTTCGGTCACGATTTATGACGGTGATGATCCGTCCCATCCTGTGTGGGCGACGTTTAATAGCGGCGTTTCAAAAATGCTTTTTAGAGGTGATTTTAGCTGCGTTTCTCTTGAAAATGGAATTCTCTCTGTAGGGTCTAACAACACAAACGGCGGCGTAAGCGTAGTTGACTTTTCACAGGATATGCGCACCCTTTATTACGGCGCAGAGACTTATGTATTCAATGGCAACATATCTGAAAGAAACATTGACAAAGGGCAGACCTTAAAAACAGCGACGGGTGGGATTGTAAACCGAGTAATCAACGCAGTCGCAATGCACGTCTACGATGACGCACCTGTTGATCCTGTATCCGGTCTGCAAATCCCGACGATTGCTGTTGGTACGGCTGGCGGTGTGAGCGTTATTCTGGATGATGGGACTGTTGTTGATAGTGGTAGCACTTTCCCTGCTGACAACATTATTGTGACGGAACAAGGTCTCTGGTGGACAGCATCGGGAATAACTTTGCATTTTGCAACGTGGTCTGACATTGAGGCGGGCGATGGTTTTGGTGATGTAATCGCTCATATTTTTGGTGGTAGTGGACTGTTTCGGCAGCAAACCCGTTTCGATCGTTTGATTAACCTTGGCTCTAATCAGCTTGCATGGACATCGGCAGCTTCATATTCCAATACAGTACGGGGTTTGCAGAAGCGTTTGCTTAACTACGCTGACCAGACCAAAGGCATGTCGGCTCTTATCACATCCTCCTACAACACAGGCTGGATGGTCGGAGACATCAAAGGAGCATTCCTTTCCAGCACGGACACGGCGAGTTTGGTTGCGAGTGAACAGGTCACGAATGGTACGTTTGATGTTGACCTGTCGGGGTGGACGCAAACAGGCAATAACGCAAATAATTTTTGGGAATTTAGCGCCGGAAAAGCCCGCGTGGTTTCTGACGGTGGTTTTACACCACTGCAGCAGACAACCAGTTTGGTTGTTGGCAAAAGGTACTGTCTGACCGTTGATGTCACAAAAACCGCAGGCTCGGTTAAAGTAGGTACAAATTCTACTGTCGATAATATTTCATCTTCCCTTGCTGCCGGAGCTAACAGCATCTTTTTTACGGCCAGTGCAACAACACTATACTTTTCGCGGGTTCCAGGTGTCGTCGATTGCACCATCGACAACGTATCCCTCAAACTAGCCGACGCTGACCGCTCAGTGAACGCCAACGGCCTAATCGTCAACGGCACAATCACGCGTACACCGGTGGCTTGATTATGAAACGTCAATATAAACGCATGACCAAAGAGGACGAAGATTTCATTGTGGCAAACGACGCCACCATGTCTATCAGCCAGATGTGCGAGGCTCTTGGGAGAGCCAAGGGAACTGTCGATAAGGCTCGTAGACGCCTCGGTCTGAGGAAAGACTTTCACACCCCTTGGACTGATGCAGAAGCTGCTGTCGTTAAGGCCAATCCAACGATGGGAAACTCTGAAATAGCGGCCCTACTCGAAGGACGCACTGCTAACAATGTCAGCAGTTGGCGCTATCACAATGGTCTACGAATGGAGCGATCCTGTGCAAAATGCGGATGCGAGTATTTTCATAAATCTAGTGCCTCTAAATTGTGTGGTGAGTGTTGGGTTTCGGGGGCATTGCCCAATAGCGCAAATCCTCTTGTTCGCTTTGGGTACTATCGTGATGGAGCTAAAAGCCGAGCCATCGAGTTCGACCTGAGCGAACAAGAGTTCTTCTCGTTTTGGGGTAAGTCCTGCACCTACTGCGGAGCAGATATTGAGGGCATTGGGCTAGACCGTATTGACTCAAAGACAGGGTACAAGATGAGCAACGTCACGCCATGTTGCGGAAGATGTAATGAAATGAAGATGGCAGATACCGTTGACCAATGGAAAGCGCAGATGACCCGCATCTTATCACATATGGAGAAAAACAATGACTGCTGAACTTGTCGCCTATTCGGGGTTCTCTGCAACCAACTATCTCGAACAACCGTACAACCCTGACCTTGATTTCGGCACAGGTGATTTCTGTGTGATGGGGTGGGCAACGGCATCTGCCGCCTCTGATTGGCTTCTTGATCGGAAGACGCCTGGAGACAATGCCAGCGTGGGGTTTGACTTGTATCAGTCTGATGGGGATACCAACGGCGGTAATTTGAGATTTGGCACAAGGAGTAGTATTGGCGGTACTCTTACCACCACAGACGTAGGTGAGGTGACTTCAAAGTTTACCTATTTCGCAGTTGCTCGAAAAGGTGGTGTCGTTTCAACCTACATTAACGGGACTATTACTGGGTCAAATACAAACACCACTGATTTGACAAACATCTCGGCTAATACATTTATCGGCCTTCGTTCTAATTTGAGCGCTCAATATCTCAATGGCTCACTCGCCCTCATACGCATCGGCGCAACAGCCCCAAGCCCTGACCAAATCCGCAAAATCTACAATGACGAGAAAGCCCTGTTCCAACCCAACGCCGCTTGTACCTTGTTCGGCACATCGGACGCGGTGACAGCACTGGCCCATGACGAAATCACAGGGCTGGATCACGCGGGTACATCGGCTGGACGGTCTGACTTCTCTGGCTTGATCCGAGTGGGCAACACTACCACGCCCGTCACAACGGCAATCGCCGCAAACAATTCTCTGATACTGGAACAGTAACATGACCGTAAGAATAGCAAAACCGGCGATTAACCTGCGTGAAGAACTGGTCAGGCTGAGAACCCTGCCAACGTATCGTGAGGAAGAGTTTTATTTCGACAGCTTGGTCGAGAATGGGACTTTTGACAGCGATACTATTTGGACACTAACGGGGGGTTCAATAACGGGTGGAGAATATGTCGGACCCGCCTCTGGTGCTCAAGGTGTCCAACAGAATAGCAAAACGCCCCTTGGGACGAAAAGGTACAAGGTGCAGTTTGACGCCAGTGTTGCAGCGTCTGTAACCACCGTGTTTTTACGCCTTGGGTCTAATACTAATGTTTTAGATTGGACGGTTGGCACCACCCCAACAACTTTCAGCGGGGTTGCTACGGCTGGCGGGGTTAGTGAACTGATTTATCTTCTTTCTGGTGGTGCCAACACCCTGCGGCTAGACAATATCACACTCTTCGAGGTCGATGCCAACGGCGACGTAATCCACACAATGAAGCAAGGCTGGTTGCCCAAATACTTTTTCGAAGACGGGCTTAAAATCCGTGAAGGTGTGGCGCATGACTATGAAGCCTATACGGACGGTTTCAGGTGGTTCGTCAAGCCAAGCGTGACACCCGGCGCGTTGACAGAAACCTGCATCATTGGAGTGAAAGCATGAATATCCTGAACCTGAAACTCGGTGATGCGCCCAAGACCGCCGCAACAATCGAGAAGGCCAAGGCCCGGTACATGAACGCAATGGGTTGGACAGCGACAAAGCGTGACGACGCCATGAATGAAGGGGCATTCCTTTTGACAGGGTACATCCAGACAGCGCCAATGTTTGACAAAGCGATGGTGGACCTATCGCGGTTCGAACTTGATCTGGCTGAGACGTACCAGATCAACGCCTTCAATGCGCAGCTTGCCGCATATCGTGCTGCCAAGACACGTCTTGGACGGCATGTCCTTGCAGATGGTCAGCTTGAGGTCATAGAGGAGTTTGACCCTGAGACGGGTGAACCACTCACGGAACCCGTTGTCGTACAGCAAGCCATCGAACCCTTGGACGCAACTGTGGTCATCACCGAATATGACGAAGAAGGTGCGGCCATGGATTTCACGGTGGCGAACCCGCTGATCGCAATCGACGAGGCTCAACGTGACCATGCCCAATCTGTGATCGACGCGACCCCTGAAGGAGTGATCGCGTATGCCACTTGATTACACTGGGGTAGGAGCTGCACAGTTTGATGAACCGGCCACACTGGTCTGGGGTTCGTCCTTGCCTGTTCTGCCCGACACTGTGCTTCAGCTCACTCTGAGTGTCGCGAAGGTCAACGGGGCAAACGCCAGCATTGTCGCTGGACTGATCTGCTATGACGAGACCGGCAATGACGTCGGTCAACTCCTGACCATCTCTGAGACCGTAAGCAGCGCAGACTGGCAAGAGTTTGTCCAGAGCTTCTCCGGCTGGCCCGCAGGTACAGTTTCGGTGCTGCAAGTGTTCCAGCATCAAACATCTGGCAGCACGATCCAGGTCGATGAGTTTTCCTATGAAGACGTGACGGCAGTGGTTGCCGCTGAAGCCGCCGTGATCTCGGCCCAGACAGCGACAACAAAAGCGACCGAAGCCGGGACGTCAGCCACGGCGGCTCAAAGCGAACGCGTTCTGGCTGAGACTGCCAGGTCGGGTGCAGAAACCGCAGAGACAAATGCCGCGGCATCTGAAACCAGTGCTTCTGGATCTTCCGCAGCCGCCTCGACCAGCGCCTCAAACGCAGCCAACAGCGCCACCCAGTCGGGCAACTCTGCAACGGCGGCAGCAAGTTCAGCCTCAACTGCTTCTACAAAGGCCACAGAGGCATCACAGGACGCCACAGCGGCGGCGTCAGAGCGCCTTGCAGCCGAGACTGCTCGATCTGGTGCAGAGAGCGCGGAGACGGGCGCTGTCACAGCAAAGAACACCTCAGAGAGCGCAGCGGCGACCGCCACTAGTAAAGCGACACTGGCCGCTCAAAGCGAAACCAATGCGGGAAACTCAGCTACCGCCGCAGCAGGAAGTGCATCTACAGCAACAACCAAGGCCACAGAGGCATCACAGTCAGCTTCCACGGCCACAACGCAAGCCAACACGGCGACAACAAAGGCCGGAGAGGCGTCAACCTCTGCCAGCCAAGCAGCGACGTCAGCCACTAACGCTGATGGGTCCGCTTCCTCAGCCTCGACAAGCGTGACAAACGCGGCCAACAGTGAAACAGCAGCAGGTAACTCCGCCAGCGCTGCGGCGACCGATGCGTTCACTGCAACAACCAAAGCAGGCGAAGCATCAACCAGTGCAACTGCGGCCAACGCGGCTAAACTAGCTGCGCAGACGGCTCAATCTAATGCGGAAACCGCTGAAACGAATGCCGCAACGAGTGAGACAAACGCCAGTGGGTCTGCCTCCTCAGCCTCAACCAGTGCAACAAACGCGGCCAACAGCAACACGGCCGCGGGCAACTCAGCCACAGCCGCTGCTAATTCAGCCTCAACTGCAACAACCAAAGCGAGCGAAGCCGGTACATCTGCTACATCAGCGTCCACGTCAGCCAACACCGCGTCGACCAAAGCCGCTGAAGCTTCCACATCTGAGACAAACGCAGCGACCAGCGCCACGTCGGCTTCTGGATCTTCAGCTGCGGCCATCTCTGCCAAAGACACCGCTGTTGCTGTCGCCTCTCAAGGTGGAGGCGTTCTGTCTGACATGACGTTGCCCTACGGGGCAGGAAAATGGGGTGCCTATTCTACAGGCCCAACACTTACCGCGAGTGAAATTTACCCCACAGGCAATACCTGGACTTGGAACCTGGCGGCAAACGCCAGTGGTGGGGCAGTAATTTCGCAAATCAGTCCGCTCTGGACAGGTGTTAAATTTGCCGACGGTTTTCGTGTCGAAGTAACCTACAAGTTGATCTCTGGTACATTGCAAGGCGCAGGTGTCCTGCTCGATTTCTATCCCGCAACCGGAAGTCACCAGAGGGTTCAGAAGTCTCTCGAAGAGATGACCCCTGGAACGGTAATCACTGGCGCTGTCATGCAGGCCAGTGCTGTGTTTGATAAACCCGCAGGCATCACCACGTCGGGCGGTGTCGGGGTCTATTTCATGGCCAGCGCGTCGCTCTTCGGTGCACAGGACGCCAAGAACATCAAGATTTACAGCATCCAGGTCTATCCGATTTCGGTCACTGAGGCGTCTGTCAAAGAACAGGCATCAACTATTGTCGATCTTCAGGGGAACGCGTCCGCTGGGTACCTGATCAAAGCGCAAGCCGGTTCAGAGGTGTCGCTTCTGGATCTGATCGCAGCTGATGGCGCTGCGGGGGCTGTTTCGGTGGCCAAGATCAGCGCCACAAGCATCCTGCTGGATGGTACAGTCACAGCCGATCATATCAACGTGACGTCACTAGACGCAATCTCAGCCAATTTGGGAACCATCCAAGTAGGTAGCGCGAATATAGCCGACGCGGCGATCACCAATGCCAAGATCGGTGATACGATCCAATCTAACGACTTCGTAGCTGGATCAGCTGGCTGGCGTATTCTGAAAACTGGCTCTGCTGAGTTTAACGGTGTCGTTATTTCCCGTGATCAGGTCGTTGGCTCAGGCACTGCCTCCATCCCAACTACACAATGTTCCCAGCAGGGCTTTTTCACAAATGATGGCGTGTTTTGGATCGACACAGGTCTATCAACTTCGGCATGGACCGGTAGCGATGCAAGTTACAGCGCCGCTGTTGGACGTAATGGAAGTAACGGAACAATATTTAACACCAACAATGCCACCACTACGGAGCGACAGTGGGGATGGGCTGCGGAGGTAATCCCCATCACAAGATGGACCGGGGGAGCGACGTTGTTTATAAAGGTTGAGCTTTGGACAAAAAACGTAAGCGCAGCTTCAGGTTTCATACTTGATTGGAAGGTTAAGAAGGTAACATGATTTCTTATTTCATCAGAGAAGACGGTGAAGTCGTCAAAGTTGTGGATCAAGATAATGGACTATCTGCCATGGAAAGTTGGGCCATCGACAACACGGACTATGATCTCGTTAAACCTGAAGCAGACGCGTACCTTGCCCGCCCCTTGTCACCGGAGCCATCAGGCTCTGGTGCGACATGGTCTGTTGCTGCCTGCCCAGATGGAACCATCATTGCAGTATGGGACTCGGTTACACACGAAGAGCTGACAACATATACAACTGGTCCGGACGAAACCGTACCACTAAATTTCGTAGACGCAGGAACATACACTGTTCGCGTTCAAAGTCCCGCCCCTGCGCGTGAAGTGCGCAAACGCCTTGAGGTGACAGATGCAGATCTCGCGTAACCCCGCCGTCTTAGCTGCCAAACTGGAGGCAGATCGCTCAGAGATTGCCGCAGCAATTACCGCCGAAAGAGATCGTCGAATTGCCGCAGGCTTCACTCACAACGGGGTGAATTACGATTTTGACGAGGCTTCTAAAAGTCGTATCACTGGCGCTGCAACTCTCGCGGGCTTCGCTCTGAGTAGTGGAGCCCTCGCAGGCGATCTGCTCTGGCATGGCGGCACTCAACCGTTCGTCTGGGTGGCTGCTGATAATTCTCTGGTCTCTATGGACGCGCAGACCTGCTTTGCTTTCGGACAAGCCGCCGCAGCGCATGAAACGCGGCATATCTTCTGGGCGAGGGCATTAAAGGACGCAGACCCGATCCCTGAAGACTTCACCAATGACATCCATTGGCAGTAACCCCCACCCGGGAATTTATTAAATCAACCCCTAATCTAGGGTAGTTTTATACAGTAGTGTCGTAGTCAATACTGCCGTTTCAGGAGTTAATCCTGTGAGCAACAGGATAGGACTACATGACAAGACTAGAAAAACTAAGTTCCACCATTAAGCAACTGGTCATTATCGGCACGGCCGTTTCAGCCGTTTTTATGACCTTGTTCACGACCACCGTGTTTCTCTTTGCCGACCTGGCTAAGAGTGAGGCTCGGCAGTTCCTGGGTATCGACGGGTTGGCCACAGCGTCCGACCTGGATAGCCTCAGAGAAGAGGTCATAAAGTTCACGGGTCGATCCGGGGTCCTTTATATGTCCCCCGGTAGCTCCTATGTCGAAGAGCCGATTAATTGGGGGGACAATATTAAAGCCCACCTAGTTGTACAAAGCACGGAACGTGGCGCGAAGTGTGAATTTTCTGACGGCCAAAGCCTTTTCTCGGATCAAAGAAACATCCCCTTCCCCGGGCCACCTGTTAACCTCGTCCGTCAAATCGGGATTGAGCCTAAGGAATTATTCCTCGACCTCAGTCATCCAGTGGCACTGGTACCAGGGCGTATCAAATTCACCATCTCTATAAGAGCCACCTGTGAAGGTAAGACTGAGTTCCAGGAGACTAGGCCGATCTATTTCTACCTCGAAGAAAAGAAGACCTGACCGTGGAGCTCACCCCCCGTCAGCTGGAGGTCCTGGAGCTCAAGAAAAAGGGCCTAACCCAGAGAGAGATTGCAGCGGAGCTGGGGGTTTCCAGGTGGGCGGTTAGAAGTAGGCTCGAAGGGGCGGAACGTAAAAACCACAACGACCCTGCGGTCCAAGCGGCAATGGAAGTAGCTAACACCGCACTGGTCCCCAACATGCTTTGGGTCAAGACCAAGGGTGAGGACGGGACCCGCTATTCGGTCCAGCTGAAACCTCCGAGGGAAACCGATCGGGACGTTATGGCAGAGGTCCACGAGGCATTCCAAAATATTCCCAAGGCCCCGAAGATTGGACACCCCGAGAGCGTCAATACCGATCTGATGACGATGTACCCTCTGTTTGACGTCCATCTGGGGCTACGCTCTCTGGCCTCAGTCTCGGGTGAGGACATGGATCTCGAGAAGGCCCAGACCAGGTTGCTGCGAGGCGCGGCCCGGTTGATATCCAAGGCCCCCAACTCGTCTAAGGCCCTGCTGGTCAACGGAGGTGACTTCACCCACGCGGATGATGACGAAAACGCCACACCAGCCAGTAAGCACGTTCTCGACGTCGACTCCCGGAACTATACCACGATCACGGTTGGCGTTGAGTTGATCGCGCTGTTCATCGAGATGCTGCTGCAGAAACATGAGACAGTGGACTATATCAGCGTCCCGGGCAATCACGATCCAAAGAACTGGGTCTCTATCATGGTGGGGCTTTACTACCGGTTCCTGGGCCACAACCGGGTGAAGATCGAGCTCAATCCGATCGAGTTCTCCGTCTATGTCTGGGGCCAGACCCTGATCGCAGTCCACCATGGCCACAGGCGCAAAGAAGCAGATCTCATCATGTTCTTTGCCGCGGAATACGCCGCGGTCTGGGGCGCGGCCCTGCACCGGTATTTGTTCACGGGTCACTATCACAGCCGGGAGGCCAAGCGGTACCCGGGGATGTACTGGGAACGCATGGAACCCGTCTGTCCTCGGGACCACTACGCCGCCTCATCGGCTTATGACCAGGCGGCGTCGATGACGTGCATAACATTCCATCGGGAAACCGGTGAGGAAGATAGATCAAGGGTGAAGCTATGAATTTCAAAGGTGAAGCAAAGCGGCTCGAAAGCCTGGACATCTCTCGCATTGCCTTCGCGGCTGGCTGCGGTGAAGATCATCTTCACGCAGTGATGGAAGTCGAGACCCGAGGGGGTGGGTTCGACCCCTTTGGCCGTATAAAGATGCTCTTTGAGCCACATGTGTTCTACCGTGAGCTGTCTGGGGCCAAGAGGGAAGAGGCTATTGCCCAAGGCTTGGCCTATCGTCGCTGGGGGGAACAGCCCTACCCCGAGGATAGCTACCCTCGTCTGTTGAGGGCGATGGAGATCGATGCTGACGCAGCCCTCCGGTCCTGTTCGTGGGGGCTGGGCCAGATCATGGGATTCAACTGCAAACTGGCGGGGTATCCCACCGCGCTGGCAATGGTTCAGGATTTCCTGGACGATGAAGAAAAACACCTGGCCGCAATGGTTAACTTTATTGTGAGCAACGGTCTGGATGATGACCTTCGTCGGCAGGACTGGAGAGGCTTTGCCCGGGGGTATAATGGAGCCGGTTACGCCCAACATGGCTACCACCTCAAGCTGAAGAAGGCATTCGACAAATGGCAGAGTATCCCCGATACCCCCTTCGAGATTGACCGGACCCCCCCTGATCCAAACCCGCCCCAGGAACCAGTCCTTTCCACGCGGGGTATGATGCTCCAAAAGGGCATGCATGGCCCAGACGTTCGGAACCTGCAGGGTATTCTTAAGACCCTAGGGTACCCCAGTGGTAAAGCTGACGGTATTTTCGGTCCTCTGCTACACGCGGCCGTTGTCTCCTACCAGAGCCAGAATGATCTGCACCCAGATGGAAAGGTCGGAGAGTTGACATGGGAGGCCCTGTCTCAGGCCAATCCTCGCCCCCTCCGGGACCACACTGAAGAGAGCCTCCGAGCCGAGGGATCCACGACCATCCATGATGCCGATCAGGCTGAGATACAAACCAAGGTGGCTGCGGTAGGGGTTGGTGGACTGGGAACGATACAGGTTGTCAAAGATGGCCTGACCGAGGTCAGCGGATCCTCAGGTCTACTCTCTACCGCTCAAGAGATCCTGGTCTCAAACTGGCCCATCCTGAGTGTTCTCGGGATCGCTCTGGTGGCCTATCTGTATGGACCAAACATTCTGCAGTCTATCAAGGACTCCCGTGTTCGGGACGCAGTCTCGGGGGATCATCTGGGCCGATGAAACTTTATCTCACCCTCGGACTGATTGCGGCCGTTATCGCTGGAGCCCTCTGGTTGAGGGCCGATGCGGTGAAGGATGAAAACCTCAAGGATCGGGCGCGTGGGGCAGAGTCTCGCGTCCAGCATCTCAATGAATCCAAGGATCGAAGAAATGAAATTGAACTCTTCAGTAATGATGATCTGCTCGATCGCCTTTCTGGCCGGGTGCGAGGGCCCGTGGTCGACAACTGAACCTCTGTTCAAGGATGTGGCCCGTAAGCCTCCCCTTACAAAGCAGGCGACTGTGGACTATCTGGTGCGCAACGATCGGCCAATGGGTGTATGGGTTGAAGAAATGGCTCAGGCCTGTGACCAGTACGGTTGTCTCTGACGTGGAAATCCTTGTGACCTTCCATCTGGAGTTTGAAGCTCCCGGCCACCCGGAAGTGTTTCTTACCCATATGCTCCAAGTGATCGACGTGGCACCCAACTTTCTGGTCAGTCAGGGTTTCTACGAATCTCTGGAGGGTATCAACGTGAGATATCTGAGGGTCTCACACGCAGATATGCCGGCAGGGTCACTGCCGGCACCTACGCATTTCCCGAGCGCTAGACCTCAATAAAACTTCCATAGAAATACGGCCAGGAACATAACCAGTCGGGTTCTCTTTGAGACCCCGTCGGCCTTTAACGCTTCATGAAAGACCGCCGCCGCGGTGGTTCGATCCCACCCTAATCTGAGCAACCAGTCGTGGATGGCTGCGGCCTTCAGGAACCGGTGGTCGTGAGGGTCGAACAACCACCGTAGCCCACAAGGTATGCTGACGTCGAAAACGAAGCCCTTCGGGACAATGACCCAGAGGTCACTGCCCTTCCGGCCGAGTTCCCATTCCAGGAACCCGTCGGTTTCGTACCTACCTTGGGCCAGCCCTTTCGGACGGACCCAGGTTTCGCTCTCGGTGTACGTGCTCATCTTAGCCGCACTTGCTCGAGCCACAGGCCTGACATGTATCACAGCCTGATACCTTTATCACAGCCGCTTCCCCACAGCTGACACAGGTCCGTCCAGCTGGGAGAGCTACTGCCCCCATGTGATCGGCCAGAACACCACCAATGGCCGCGATCAGGGATGAGACATAATTTCCCCCCACCCATGCACCGCCCCGAGGATCGAAGATCTGCTTCAGCTCTTGATGGATAAAGTTGACGTCACCCCCACGCCGGAACACAGCGGAGATCATACGGGTTAGGGCCGTGATCCAAGCCTGTGCTTCGACGTTCTGTGTGGTGATGAAGATCTCGAAGGGGTTGCCCAGTTCGTCGTCGTTGATCGTGACGTAGAACGCATGAGGCATCTCTGGCCATTTCAGCTTGTAGGTCTTGCCAGAGAGGACTTCGGTACGTGCTTTAGGCGCAACAACCTCTGTATAGTCCGGGTGCCCCACCAGTATTTGCTCTGGTGCTGGGGTTGGAGCAACACTCAAGACTGAACCGGTCACGTCGTTGGGGCGATAGGTCGTGCAACCCTTACATCCGCTGTACCACGCTTCCATGTAGACCGCTTTGAAATCCTCGAAAGAGATATCCTCGGGGCAGTTCACAGTCTTGGAGATTGAACTGTCGACCCAACGCTGGGCCGCGGCCTGCATCCGGACGTGATCGAGAGGGCTCAGGGTCTGGGCTGTGACGAAGTAGTCGGGCAGCATGTCATCTGACCAGTCCTCCCCTTCCATACCGTCGTTCTCAAATTTCGACTTCCAGATGGATTTGTAGAGAGATACTGCATAGTCCTCGACCAGTTCCTCGGTCTTGGTGCCGTCCTTCTGTGTGACCTTGCGGATGTAGCTGTTGGCGAACACGGGTTCGATGCCAGAGCTGACGTTGCCTGCGTACAAACTGATCGTCCCTGTTGGCGCGATCGAGGTCAACAGAGCATTGCGGATGCCGTGCTTGCGGATACGGTCCTGCACCTCCTGAGGGAGGGTCGAAGCGTGGGTGCCGGGGGCCAGGAACAGGTCGGCGTCAAAGAGCGGGAACGCGCCTTTCTCAATGGCCAGATCGACCGAGGCGTTATAGGCCATGGAGTCGATCGCATGCATGATGTCATCGACCCAACCCTCGGCCTCATGGGAGCCATATTTGACCTTCAGCATCGCCAGCATATTGGCCAGACCAGTGACGCCCAACCCGAGGCGGCGTTTGGCGACGGCTTCCGCCTCCTGTTCCCAGAGAGGAAATTTGGAGACGTCAACGACGTTGTCCATCATCCGCACCGCGGTGGTCACCAGCTCCCCCAAGAGCTTGGGGTCAATCTTAGCCTGATCCGTAAAGGGGTCCTGCACAATCCTGGCCAGGTTGATCGATCCCAACAGGCAAGCGCCGTATGGGGGCAGAGGTTGTTCACCACAGGGGTTCGTCGCGGCAATGGTTTCGCAATAGTTCAGGTTGTTCGCTTTGTTGATCCGGTCGATGAAGATCACCCCCGGCTCCGCGTATTCGTAGGTGGACTTCATGATCAGGTCCCATAGATCACGGGCCTGGATCGTCTTGTAGACCTTACCTCCGAAGACCAATTCCCAAGGGGCGTTGGCCTCGACCGCAGCCATGAAAGGATCCGTGATCAGGACCGAGAGGTTGAAGTTGCGCAGGCGTGTGGAGTCCTGCTTAGCAACGATGAAGTCCATGACGTCGGGGTGATCGCACCGCATCGTGGCCATCATGGCCCCACGGCGGGAACCAGCAGACATGATTGTCTTACACATCGTGTCCCAGACATCCATGAAGGTCAGAGGGCCAGAGGCGTCGGCGGCAACGCCTTTAACAGGGGCCCCCTTGGGGCGGATGGTGGAGAAGTCGTAGCCGATACCACCGCCCTGTTGCATGGTCAGGGCCGCTTCTTTCAGCATGTCCATGATCCCGTCCATGCTGTCAGGGACAGTACCCATCACAAAACAATTGAACAGCGTGACGTTTCTGCCGGTACCGGCCCCGGCCGTAATTCGACCAGCGGGGAGAAACTTGAAATCTTCGAGCGCGGTCACAAACTCCAGAGCGTATTGCCCTTGGACTTGCTTGGCTTCTGCCCGGGAGAGATCTGACGCGATACGGGACCAGGTGTCCTGGACGTTTTTGTCAAGGATAATACCGTTGCCATCTGTCAGGCGGTATTTCATGTTCCAGATCTGCTCGGAGATCGGAGTCGCAAAGGGGTTCTCTGCAGAAGAGATGTTGTCTTTCATGGGGGGAATCCTTGGGGCTGTTTGACAGTAGTACCCGACCAATATCAAGTAATGGTCGGGCTATGGCAAGTCTTAATAGACTTCCATTTCTGTCTTTACATCACGATTATTTGCTTCTTCAGCGGTGAAGGTACCGGTCTTAAACCGGCGGTTGAGTTTGGCGAGGTTCAGCTCCATCACTTCGTCCAGATCAGAACCTGCCTCGGCAGCGAGAGTGTCGACATTGTCCAGAATACGGGCCAAGAGGTCAGCCAGACGGGTCCGGTTCATAACCCGGCCGTAAAAGGTTCCCTTCTTGAGCTGGTCAACAATCTCGGCGGCGTCGGTGATCAGAGCCTCGATCAGATCTTCTTCCATGTCCTGTGTCAGACCATTAGTGTCCAACAGGTCCCCCATAGTTAGATCAAGGTGATAAGCCCCCACCGCCACATACCAGGTGATGTCTCCCAGCTCTTCGAGAAAGTTTTTCTCGTTGTTGAAGTTCATCAGCTCGACCGTCTCGGTCATCAGTCCGAGAGCTGCATGTAGCAACCCATGGTCGGGCTCATGCCATTCGGTGCTCTCGAGTTCTACGCACTGTGCTTGGTAATTCATTCTTCGGTTCCTTCAAGGGGGGATTGGGTTCTAAGCATTACGGGGGGGTGTACCATTCCGATAATGGTAAGGAGCACCGCGCCACCCGCGTTCAACATCTCCAGCTCCTCCGCAGTGGGTTGCCATCTGCTGGTCATACAGTTTACTCCCTCGACCTCCTGATCGAGAATTGGCAGGGCATGATACTCCTCCTGCTCTTCCCCAAGGATGCGGGTGGCGTTTGGCATTTCCATCGGTGTCATTCTTCTTCTCCTTCTTCTTCACAACATTCGAGGCAGGTCCATTCTTCGAGACCGAAATCCTCAGAGGCTTCTTCGCTGATTTCGCACCACCACTGGCAAGTGACACAGCAAAATATCTGGCTGTCGAGGTAGTCATGGAACGCTTGGTCCCCGAAGAGATCGTCAGCCGTGTGTCGGTCGAGGACCGTGTCAAGGGAGTTACAGGTCCCCCGCAGATCCTCGACGATTTCTTCAAAAAGTGTCTCAGTCATGGACACTCTCGCCCTCAATCGTCTGGCGCAGCTGGATCCAGCCACGGAGGTTTCCATGGAGATGGGGCTTGGCCCAGCGGTTCTTGCTTTTCCACTTCACGTCAGGTGTCGCGATGTGTTCGAACGGGGAGGCGTGGACCGGTGTCCCGATCAGCTGATTGTAAAGCCTCAGATCGTTCACATAATCTGCACGTTCTCCATCATAGAGGTGGTAGGAGACCCGGGCGTTCCGGGCGACCGACATTACCTTGGCCTCTTCGATACCCTGATCCCGGACCTCGTAGTCCATCACATATGGCAGGTGCCACTCCCCCGGCTGCAAAAGATTGGGGGTTGAGCCCTCCATGCACTTCTTGATGGCCTTGGCCAGGAGTTGAATGGTCGGGTCTGCTGCCGGATGGTCTCTAAGTGCATCCCAGTTGGCCCAGTTGGTCGCTGTGACGACTACTTCGATGTGGTCGTGTGCCTCGGTCAGGCGGTTCCCGATCTGCTTATGGGCTCCGGCCTTTTCCGTGAGCCAGGAACAGAGCAGCGAGACCTGACGATGGAAGTCCCATGTGCCTTTCGCGAGTGCCCCTCGCCAGCCCTCAAGCTCGCCCCCGGCCTGCATACCTTTCTGGTTCGCTCCGAAAGAAGCGGGGTAGGCGGGATCGATCCGGATACTGGACCGGACCTTAGACAGGGGCCGTGCCCGGGAGGAACCAGCGTTGCGGGATTTGTCCCGGTGCGTCATGAACTCCGAGTGGATAATACGGGGGTAGCGCAGGGCCATGGTGGGCAGACGGATCCCCTCAGGGGAGATCGAGTCCTTGATCATTGTGGCGGTTGTGGTCATTCGAACATCGCCTTCCAGAAACCTGCAACTGCTCCAAAGAGGCAGAAGATGGTTGGAAGATAGAGCCCGGACATCTCGGGGAGGTGGCTCAAGACCCAACCGACTGTATACCCACAACCTCCGACCAGGAGAGGGACTGCTATCATAGCGACTAACTGGCCCATAAAATTCATAAATTCATCCATTGCTCAGTTCCCCCAAAAGTGTCTTCATGGTTTGCTGCAGGTCATAGATCGACCCCAGGTTGTGGATCGAATAGTCCGCCTGGATTTGGTCCATTTCGGTCTCCGAGACGTGGGTGTCTGTTCCCTCTGTACCGGGGCGGCTGACGCGGACCAGGTATCCCCCCATGTCCTTGACCAGTTGAGCTTCCGCGAGATACCGGATGTCTGTGCAGACAATGGGGGACCCTTGGCGAAGAAGATTTGCGACCCGGTTGGCCCACATCTTGGTCCAGAGATCGTTGCCAATAAGCCGACGCCACTCGTCCCCGAGGGTCTGCATGGCGTATCTTGGTGTCTGGCCACAAAGGATCTCACAGGGGGTCTCTTTCAGATCCCCCTCGATACGCCGCTCGACCTCAACCCAGTCGAAGCCGGCGTCCTGGTACAGGGAGCGCAGCATGTTCTTCAACGGCTCGGCCATCTTGGCGTTGTAGAAATTTCGTTCTGTAAGGACGCTGGCAAGGGTATCCTTGCCAGCTCCCTTCTTTCCTGTGATGCCGATCAGCATTTAGTATCCTCGCTCGGTGAAAAAATAGGTATCCCGCTTTACAGCGACTTTGTTGGGCATGGCGTAGAGGATGAAGAAGTCCCCATCCCGGCCCTGACAGAGATTGATCCGTCCCTGGTCATGCAGTTTGCGATAGTAATGGATCCGAAGCTGATCATCCTGGTTCCACTCGCCCATGGAGCGGCGGCGGGAGATGATATGTCTTTGCTTTCGGGCCGGCCCCCAGCCAGTGACCTCGAAGCTGGCGTGGGTCACCATCTCCTTGGCTTTCTGCAGCGGGATCTGTAACCGCTCGGAGATATCATGGGGGCATCGGGTGGTCGTGAGTACCTGGTCGGTCATTTTTTGAGCTCAATCATGTAATCAGTTTCGGGGCGTTTGTGGGTCACCTGAATGACCTGTGAAACGTGCGAAGTAAGCCGACGAAGGGCTTGGGCCGTGTGTTCCGCACGGTCCTCATCCATCGAGGCATCGATCTCATCAGCCATGAAGACCGAGAAGACACGGTTGGTAAGGATCTGACCGAGGGCGAGACGGATCGCCAGGTTGGCGACGGCCTTTCCCGATCCTGAAAGGGTATGGATGCGCTGGTCATCGATCAGAATTTCGAAGTCGGCATCAATATCGACTTTGTAGCGCTCCCCACCGGTCATCTGGTTCAGCAGCATGGACGCCACTGAGTTCAGGGAAGGCAGTAGATGGGTCTTGATCTTGACCTTCAGATCAGAAACCGCCTTGCGGCTGTCCAGGTACTTGTCGGCCTTTATAACGAGCCCATCATAGACTGCCTTGTTGGCCTCATAGACCCGCTTGGCCCTCTGGTAGGTGCTCAGAGCCGATTCATAGACCCGAGCCTCAGTCACACGCTGCGAAAGATCCTCGGCAGTTTCGATCCAGCCCTCCAATTCCTCAAAGCGTTTCTGTTTCTCTTCCAAGCCTTTGGAATAGGTCTCGTAGGCTGACATCTGACGATGAAAGACCCGATCGGTTTCTTCCCACGCCTGACGGGTTTCGAGGTCCTTGGAACGGTCAGGAAGCTCTTTAACCTTCGCGTTGAACTCTTCCAGCCGTTGAGCCAGTGTCTCCAGCTTAGCGTCATTCTCCTTCAAACCCACCTGGCGGGCCCATTCAGACCGGGAGATCTTCGGTTTTTCGACCTCGACAACATCCGCGTAGGCTTCCAGCCCCTCGGCCACCGGCCAGGAGTGTCCACACTCAGGGCATTCAAGATCCCCTTGGGCCAGGAGGCGCTGCTTGTCGTCCCAACGGTCCCGGGCATCGTGCTGGGCCTTGATCTCGTCGAGCGCTTCGTCGCTCAGGGTCCTGAGCTCCAGAGCCTCGATCTGGCGAGACGTGTTGACGGCTGATTTCTGCATCAACTCCCGGATGTCCTGATGCCCCTTGAGGATCACGACGCTGTCCTTGACCTTGCACTTGGCAGGTTTCTTGGGCTTCTCAGGGGCCGACGACAGCGCCCCACGAAGTTCGCGGTATTCGTTGGCATAGGCCCTAGCCTCGAGCAGTTCGCTCTCAGCATCGAGCAGAGCCATCAGAGTTTCAGGGGCCTCGGGGGCCTCAGGCTCTACCAGTGTCCGCTCCAAGCCCACGGCCTCCCGCTTGAGCGCGTTGCCTTCGTCACCGCAGTGCTTGATGATCACGTCCAGGACGTTCAGTCCAACAGTCTGGTCGACCATGGCCTTGCGCTCGGCGGGACGCATTTTCGACAAGCCTTCGACGTCACCCTGGTTGCAGCTGTTCGCCACATCAAAGACGGTCAGGTCATATCCAAGGATACGCTGGATAGCTTCGTTTACTGGCTTGGTCGCGGAAGCACGAACGCCGCCCTCGAGCTCGGCCCGGGTCCCCTTGCGGACGACCTTGTAGTCCACATCATTGACGGTGAACTCGAGCTCGACGTGGAGACCTTTGTATTCCTCGGCCAAGCCACGCAGGGCCGCAGAACCAAAGAGAGCGTAGCGCACGGCTTCCGTGATCAGGCTCTTGCCGCTTTCATTTGGACCGATGATCCCTGTCAGTCCCTTGTGGAACTCAAAGGTCACGTCCTGGTGGTTGAACATTCCATTGATGTACAGTTTACGAAGCATTGAATTTCTCCATGATTTCCTCGCGGAGGTCCGGGTGGACCGCCTCGGAAAGGGCCGTGGCAATATCGAAGGTGTCGAAGTCGGTCGTGTCCATTTCGATCTCTTCGGAGTCTTCGGTGATACGCATCGGGATCACTGACAGGCAGTCGAGATCCTCAGGGATGGACTCTCCCTCCTTCAGCTTGAGACGGATGTTGAGATCACTCACGTCCAGACCTTCTAGCTGCTCCAGAGAAATCGTCCGGTACCAAAACCCGTTGGGGTCTTCCCCATGGGTGTAGGGTTGCATTGATCCCGTGATCTCGACCATCACCCCATGGCGCGTCTCGGTGCGTTGGATGTGGTCGTGACCATTGACGACGTGATCGATACCTTTGTTCGCCAGCAGCTTCGTCGGGATCACCTGATCGCCACCGAAATCGGTGTAATCATGGTGCATGAAAACCGTCAGCAGGTTGTCAGGCAGGTCCTCAACGGTGTTGGCCACCGGGGTGAACGGATCATATGGGACGTAGGCATAGTCCCCCTCAACCAGAGGTTCGTTGACAACTGTGATGTTCGGCACATCATAAACCAGCCGGGTGAAGACGTCGAACGAGGAACGCTTGGTGCTGTCTCGGGAGACGTCATGGTTGCCTCGGATGACAATGAAATCGACATCCCGACGGGCCCGGGCGGCTCTGAAATAGACGTGAGCAGCCTTGAGCACGACCTCAGGTGGTACCACATGTTTATCAAAAAGATCCCCCATGCAGACGTGGGTATCGACGTCGCCGGGGGTCATAAGCGAGTTCTCGAACTCGTGCCATACCATAGCTTCGCGATCGCCAATGCGGTGCAAAGGTACGCCAGTGCGGAACTTGCGGCCGAGGTGAGGGTCACCGAGTGTTACGAATTTTGTCACGCTGCGTCCTTTCCATAAAATTCTGTCTGTTGGTTGTTGCCTCGATCAAAGAGGTACCAAGCTGCGTTGTCTTTCCCGCTCATCCCGTTCTCCATCCAGCTGACCCGACCCACGGCCACGACCTTTTGCAATCTCGGCAGGTATGGTTTGGCTTGCTTGGTGAAGAGCCAGTCCCCGTCGAACAGAAGCCAGGTGGGCCTCATGTCCGACAGGTGCTTGATCAGAGGGTGTAGGATCTGACGGGTCCAAGGTGGGTTCGTGATGAAGAAATTGGCTTCGGTTTCCGGTAGTTTCAGAGCATCCAGTCGCTCAATATCCGAAGCCTTCGGATCGATGTCGAAGGCTTCGATGCAAACCCCGGGGGTCAAATTCTGGATATTCCGTATCAATCGACCATCGCCTGCGCAGGGTTCGCAGAACGTGAAGAACGTCTTGGGGAGATACGGCACCAGATCACGCACCGGTTTCTCCGGTGTAAAATACTGGTCATGTCTCCGACGTGGGAAGTCGCTGTGTTTACCCATGGGAGGTCTCCCCGGGGAAGTTCACTCGAGCGTATCGTCCAAATAAACTTAAAGCTTTTTTGTCATAAGCCTTTGCAGCGTCCCGGGGTTTTTTATAATACCCTAGACGATGGACCCTTCCCTCAAACTGTACCCTAGCCGTGTAGAGGTCTTTACAATGAAGATAGACCCCTTTGTAGCCTGTACGGTTGTCCCTATGTCTCGGGACGTTGCCTGCATTCTGGACTGTGGTGGCCACCCTGAGGTTTTCCAAACAATCATTGGTTCGATCTAAGTCCTTATGATCAAGAATTTTCCCCTTAGGTAAGGGCCTCCCGTGATACATCCACACCAGGGTTGCATGACTGTGAGTTTTTCCTAGAAATCCAACCCGTCGGTAGCCATCGGAGGTAACTCTACCAGCTGGATCCCCTGGTTTTGATCGGTTAGAGGTAGGTAGTTTCCACCTTAACAGCTTAAGGTTTTCATCGTAGGTAAAGTGTTTTTGAAGAGCTTCATAAGACAGTTTCATTTCGTGTCCTCGTAGGCTTTCATCATCACTTTGATCTGGTGAAAAACGTCATATAGGGCGTCATGAGCATCCCCCTCGAAAGGGAGTTCTCTTTCAATATCAGGGGGAGGGTTTGGGAAGTACCTAGCTCGGATGAAAGAGTTCAGGTCTTCGGCCTCCCGATAGTGAAACGGATTAGGAACACCAAATTCCCGAAAGTAACTCTGCAAAAATGGGAACTCAAAAGAGGTGGGCTTTGCCACCAGTTTAGGTCGGCCTTCCTGACCCTCCATTGCGAACTTAGCTAACTCCGTGAGCACAAAATGGGGGGGCCTCATTTGAGACCATATCCGATCTAAAATGTCAGGCATACTGGACCACCATTTTCGGGTGTCTTCGTCCCAGTAACGGTTCGGGCTCGGAAGAAGGCTCATGTTGAATACCTTCGGATCGACAGACCCGCTCTCCAGGTTAAAGCGTACAGCCGCTATCTGGATTATATTGGTATGTTCTGGCTGTACCCCTGTTGTTTCTAGGTCCATCATTATCAGAGGAAAATCATTGCTCATGTGGGGCTCCATTCGTAAGGCTCAAGGTCAGTCCACTTGGAGGACTTCGAGGTCTGGTTGTTGATCACGACCTGGGCCGGCACGAGGTACCACTTGTCCAAGGCGTAGGATTTGATGAAGAAGAGGTAATGGCCCCCAGCCATGATGATCCGACGGGCCTGGGCCAGTTGGTTCTTCTTGATGTTGCTGTAGGGAAACGATGTTGGGTTGGTGGAGGACTTGACCTCACCAAAGAAGGTCACTGATTGCAGCACCCCGACGTAGTCCGAAGGCTGGGCTACGACGAAGGCTTGCTTGCCCCCCGTAGCCTTAGCGGCTGCGGTATCTGTGAGGCGATGGAAGTAGGCCTTTTTTCCGAGGGCTTTAAAAAAGCCCTCGAACTCTTTTTCGGCTTGCTTCCAGAGGGGAGTGTTTTTGCTCATGAAGTCGTTCTAACGAACAACTTATAGTTCTCAAAGTATCAATACTTTCGATTACACTGTAATCTTTCGATATGACAATAATGGGCCAGTAGTGTCCATCCGGCCTTGGCCTGTGCGATAGACTGTTTCGGGTTCAAAAACGATCTGGTGCCCCTTCATTATGAGAACACCCTCATCCAGGACCCGGGTATCAGCATCGATCAGCCGTACCATCTGTTTCCCCCCGGGTTCGACATAGATACCCCCCTCAACAAAGGGGACCATCACGTAGCAGGTGGGGAGGATGCCGTTGATCAGTTGGATCTGAACGCCCTTGAAGGTCGAAGAGTGAGCGAAATGGCGCTTGGAGATCTCTGTGACGTACAAAACCATATCGGAGCGCCGGTACCCCCGGCGCTCCAGATCAAAGATTTGCTTTTGGATCTTGGGGATCATGCCATTCCCATTGCTTCGCGGTACATCTGCTCTACGGCCTCAGCCTCAGCGATGTCATCCGCATCCCGTTTCCGCAAGGCCACGATCTTCATAATCGTAGGCACGTCATAGCCCCGGGCCTTGGCCTCGGCCTTGACCTCTTTTTTCTGTTCGTTGAGATCCTTGATCTCAGCGTCCAGGCGCTCGATGCGCTCAACGAACTGACGTAGCTCGTCGGCAGTTACGCGGTAGGTTGCGTCGGTTGTTTCATTTTCCATTGATCAGATCCTTTACTTGCTTTTCAACGCCGAGTTCTTCGGCTTGGTTTACGAGGGCAGTGACTAAATCAGGTTTCCACTGATCCCGCCCCCCGAACATCTGCATGCACAGGAAGCTCTCCAGACGGTCGGCCAGGTGGAGCCATTGTTTCTCGTCGTCGGCCAGGGGGGGCTGACCTACTCCCATGCGATCCCCTAAAACGAGCTCGAGCTCAGCCTGAGCCTTAGCGTGTTCAGGGTTCGCCACCTTAACTGGCCAGGGCATATCTCCCGCCAGCAGCTCTGGCGCGTCATGGAACATGGCGGCACGAACGAGATCCATTGAGGGGTTCTTGTTTAGCAGCAGGATCAGGGCCGCGACCCCCCACTGATGATCCCCATTGGTCTGCATGAACCGATTGATCACCTCTGGGTTCGCATGGTACCGGACCACTTTGCTGCTTCTGTAAATTTCAGGTGTCACTTGCCGTAAACCTCCGCAGCCATGCGCTCGATCCGAGTCAGCTTAGGCTTTTCGTTTGGGTTCTTCTTGTTGGACGGGGAGCGGAACCCTTTGGGGTTCAGCAGCGCCATCCTCATGTGTAGATCAATGACCTTCTGCCGGTCCTTGGTATTATGCAGCGGCACTCTCATGTTGTTCTCCTTCGAACAGATAATCGACGACCTTCTGGATGCCTATGTCGTCCAGCTTGGCGTCTTTGGTGAACCCGAGAATTTCGGGGGCCTCGTCCAGTTCGATCTGGCCGAGGGGGGCTTTGACCTTGTCGAAAGGTTCAAAGTTTCGTCCACAGGACGCGGTAGCGTCGAGCTTCAGAGTGGTGATGATATCCGGGTGGTCGCACATGATCCGCTTGGCTTCGCGAACGAAGGCCACAACGTCATCTCTGTGAACCGAGAACACCAATTCATCGTGGATCGGCATCAGGAACCGGAACCGATACTGGTTGTGCAACCGGTTGATGGCCAGGATTGATCTCTTGGCCAGGGTTGCGCAGGATCCTTGGATCATCGAGTTGACGATCTGGTTTCCGGCGCGGCTGGAGATACGCTTGACGAAGAGGTTTCCGAAATTCTGGAGACCCTGGTTGCGTGTCTGTGCCCAGCGATCAGACCAGAGTTGCTGCCAAGCGTAGCTGGCCTCAAACCGGTGCCGACGGTGACCATCGGGGAGCGTCACATATCCGTTCTGACGCGCTTCGAGGATCAGGTCCGTGCGCCACTTCTCTGCAACTGCGAAGGTGGTCCGGTATCGGTCGGTCATTTCCCACATCTTGTCGGAGGTCCAACCCATGATATCGCCTACCGTGCTCAGAGCGCCCGAGTACCAGTAGTTGAAGTTCGCGACCTTTCCGACTTTGTTACGCAGGTCCTTGGTGACCTCCGCGATCGCGATATCCATCAGGTCGGCCACGGCCTTCTTGTGGAGATCATTGTACGGGATCTGACCAAAGGCCTCGGCAAAGGCCGGGTCACCGGAGAAGTCCCCGATTTCCACAAGCTCGACCTGAGACCAGTCAATCGAAATGATGACGTGATCAGCCTCATCGGCCTTGTAGAACCCGCGGATGTAGGTGGCTTCCCCACGCTTTGCCAACTGCATGCCGTTGGGGGCAGACATAGCGAGGCGGCGGGAGTTCAACTTCGAAGACACAACCGGATAGACCCGGCTCGTCTCTGGGTCGATCAGCTGGGTGTAGGGCGTCAGGTACAGCTTCATGCGCTGTTCGATGTTCGCCAGTTCCTTCATGATCTCCAGGAGATCATCGATACCCTTGCCCTTCATCTTGTCCCGGGCCTTGGCATCGGACGCGACCTTACCATCGGCCATGCGTGGTTTCAGGCCTGTGAGGTCATACATGATCGAGCGCACAGCCATGTAGTAGCTGAGGTTCGGCCCCGGGCTCTTACGCAGGCCCCCATCCGAGGCCCAGGCTTCGGAGACGGGCCCCCCTGTGGTATAGACCGCCTGGAAGTCATCCTTAGGCAGGGGCTTGCTGGCCCAGTCCGAGATCTTCTTGCGGTACCCGTGGGGGTTTTTCTTGTACCAGCTGTCGTGCAGCAGGCCGGGGTTCAGCTCCTCGGGGTAGGGTAGCATCTCATTGAGACGTGCATGCATCTTGCGCAGCGCGGCCGCGTAATTGGTGCGCTCTTCCTCACGCTTTTGCTTGACCGCTTCGAGATCGATCACGAGACCGTTCGACCAGATCTCCGCGAAGACGTAGATCATCGGGTTCTCTTGGGTCATGAACGTGTCGAGCAGCTTGTCGTTCTGCGCGATCATCATTGGCAAAAGTTTGTGGAACAGACGGACACACCAGTAGGCATCATCCGCCCCGTAGGCGCAGACTTCGTCGCCTGTCAGCTCACCCATATTAGCCTTGCCGTTGAGCACAGTCTTGAACTCGGTCTGCTCGAAGTGGAAAAACTTCTTGGTCAGCTTCTTGAGACCGTAGCCGTAGGACAGCTCCCGGTTCAGCCCGTTGTAGCTGTGGGCTGCAACCGACGTCTTGGCCAGGACCTTGGAGGCCAGGTCACTCTGGCTTTCGTTCAAATCCTGCAGGTCAGCGTTAGCAAATGCTCGGCCGATCGGCATCAACAGGTTCGAGAGGCCCCCAAAGCCACACGATAGCATATCGTCGATGGGGTACTGGTCCTCGTTGAAGGTCGACACCGCCATCTGCATTGTGCAGATCACGTTCGGCCCCAAGTCGAACCCAAGAGAACACTGCATCATCGTTAGTTCGAAAGGCGCATTGTGGCATAGGGTGTGGGCCTCATGGGAACGGGCGTCGAGGATCTGACGGGCTTCATCCCAAGGGATCCGGTTTTCAATATCGGCGTGGTTCAGGTTGAGATAGTAGGCGACGTCGGTCTCGTCGCAGTACCAGCTGAACCCGGTGACGACAGTGCGATTGACATCAAAGACCAGCTTCCGATTGCCCTTCATGAAACTGTTCAGCCCGTCGTGGCGATCAGGATCACAGGTCTCAATGTCGAACCCAACGAGGCCAGCGTCTTGGACCTCTTGGATAAGTTTGTCCTTTACGACGGCCCAGTTGCGGGCGTCGATCAATTCAGATCTTACGGTCATGGCGACCTCTATGTTTGGGGGGGGGATGGTGACCCCGGGGTGGGAAATCCCGGGGTCGATTTAGGTTCTCACTCGAGTGAGAACCTAAAGTTTAAGCGGCCAGCTCGAAGGCAACGACGCCCCAAGTGTACCCGTTCGATCCGTTGACTTCCTCGGCAGAGATGAGGACGTCGACTTCTTCACCAAGCTTACCTGCGGCCGAAACCTCACGGTAGAACTCAGTCCAGCCACCCCAGTTGGACATGGAGAGGGTGTGACCCATCTTCGTGCCCTTCTTGATGACGTTTTCCTTCATCTTCACATCCTGGTCGAGGACCATGATGATGTCAGCGGAAGGGAAGGGGTTGGACTTCGGTGCAATGCTTTTCACCATCGCGATCTGGTCACCCCAGTTGCCGCCTTTGTCGGAAGTGACACCGTCGTAGGTCGAGGCGTAGCTGACAGGGCTACCCCATTTGATCGACTGCTTGACGAAGAAACCCTCGTCTTCGACCATGGTGACCTTCACCTTGACCTTCTCAGTGATCAGACCCTTTTCGGTCCCGATCTTCATGCCGTCTTCCTTGACCTTGAGCCAAGTATCGACGGAGTTGCTGATACCGGTTGAGTTCCCCATCGTTTCCATCGACGGCTTCGCCATAGGTGTAGCGTTTTGATTGGTGTGAGCTGGGGGGGTGTAGGTCGCTTCAGCTTCGACGATCTCGCCGGCGGTTTCCTGAGCGGCCTTGATTGCTGCGTTAATATCAGCCATGTTTGTATTTCCTTCTGTGTTTCGCTTGTGCTTCGCTAAAGTCCTGCGGCCTGGAGGAACGGGGGGAGGAGTTGTAGCTCCGTCCCCCCACCCAGACAACATGGACAAGTACTTTCTGAACCAAAGTAGTGATTCAATCAACTGGTTTATTTACTTGATTACTATGTAAAGTCCGTCATAGACAACGTCCCTCCTTTTTTCATGTTTTTGCGTTTGCGGCCGCTCTCCTGGAGATCGAGCCGCTCGGTTCTGTCATCGACGTCCGAGGCTAACCTGGACTTGTCGTCGATGATCCCAAAGACCCTGTCTTCGATCTTGGAATTTCGGTATTTCATCACCGTGATCAGCAGCGGGGTCTTACGCACCCCCCGGATACCGCGGCGATAGGCTTGGACAAACGAGCTGTCCAGGCAGTCGAGACTGGTGAACACGATATGGTTCACAAATCCCCAGTTGAAGCCGACCGCGGCGGTTGCGGGGGAGGCCACGATGACGTCGATCTCCCCGGCCCGGAAGCCTTCGTCGATCGCGACCCGCCGCTTCGAAGGGACGGTGCCGTTGATCAGACCCACGCGGAGCCCCAGCTTCTGTGCGATTTCCACGATCCGTTCCTGGCTTGGCACCAGTGCGGAGAACACCACCATTTGCTCATTAGTCTCCCTGGCATGTGTGAGATGGATCAGCAGGCGCTCTTCTTTTCCGGTGCGCTTGATCTTGTCCAGTGGCTCCCCGAAGGTTTGGGGGTGTTCCATAAGTTGGCGGGACCTGATGAAGTTGACGCCCGGGAGTGTTCCCTCAAGCCAGCTGTCCTCAAGTTCGAGGAGAGCTGTTTCTTCAAACTCCTTGTACGCCTCATACTGTTTCGGGTCCATATCACAGGCTTCGATCACGATCGCCTTCATCTCTTTACCGTAGGCTTGAGCGAAGGTCTGACGAACCCCATACCTTCCGAGGAATTTGGAAATCGGTGAGGGGTTTATCCAAGCCACCGTCTTGCCGTAGGAGTCCTTGAGAGAGTGAAACGCCTCAAACTGGTCATAGCCATGGGGGTAAAGCTTTGGGTCGCACAGCTGAATGCAGGAATAGACTGAGGACAGCCGGCCATTGATGATCGTACCAGTCATGGCCAGGAAATACTTGATGTGCTTCATGGCATTGAACATGTTAGTTGTCCGGGCCGAGGTCGGCCCCCCATACCCCATGTGAAGTTCGTCACTGACATGGAGATCAATATCCGGATGGTATCCTAGAAGCTCTCTCCAGTTGGTGGAGAAGCAATCGAACCCCATCAGGAACACCTTGGCATCAGCCTGCATCTGCTTCGTGCGCTGCTTGGCGGTGCCATCAACGATGATCACATCCTCAGGAGAGAACTCAGAGAAGAGCAGCAGCTCGTCGAGATTCTTCTGAAGAAGGCTCTTTGGCATCGTCCAGACCGACCTGTTTTTCAGGCTGCTCCAGTGGTAATACATATAGACGCAGGCAGGAGGGGTCTTGCCACACCCGGGATCGCTAAGATCCAGGCACCTTGGTGTTTTCATATAGAAGGCGAGATGCGCTACTTGCGCGGGTCTAAGTTCAGGCAT